CCGCTGGCACTAGGCAGCTGTTCCACAGCTGCATCACAGGCCAGCTGAGCAAGAAGCTCAGGCCCGCTGCGATCACTAGCAGTCCCACTGCCGCTGATACCATTGTCGTGAAGTTCATCTGCTTGACCTTTCTTTGCGATACGGGCAAGGAACTCTGCTACTGCTTCGGGTTCAAATGTCATAGCCTGCTCCTCATCTTATGTCTTATAATAGCACACCTGCAGAGCACGTCAAGCACCTGTGTAGGCTAGTTCGTCCTCATCCTGCAGTTCAAAAGCGCGGGTCAGCGGCTGTGGTGTAGGGGTCCGTGTTCCTGCGGATCAGCTCGTCGATCATACCATCGATCATGGAGCGTATGCACTCCAAGGCTTCGGCTTGTTCTTCACGGGTAGCAAATGATGCATCAAGGTTTGCGCGGAGCACCTTAAGGGCTTTGCGGATGCCTGTGTCTGTCATTGCGTTATACATCGTCTGCTCCTCATTGCCTATACATGTATAATAGCATCTGCTGTAGGGCTGTCAACCTTGCTAGGTCTGTTACATTTGGACGCTATACCCTGCGACACCCATTTTGGCGTAGTGCAACGCTATTGGAAACAGAGATTGCAGGGCTTTTTGGCTGCGGAACTTAGAGGATTGGAAGTCCTGGATGACGACACGCTGGCTGTCCTGTTGCAAGATTGCGACACGCTGCTGGTAGGTGCGGGTGTGGGTTAGGATGCGCTTGGTGTTAGGACAGCGCTGGCGATAGCTATAGGTGCAGGGCTGGACGACTTGCGCGACGATTGTGACTTGCGACATAGTGTTGCTCCTCATTGCTTATAGTGTTATAATAACACCTGCTAAGGATACGTCAACCTAGGCATAGCGCCTCGTCCTCATACCGTAGTTCGCCTTGCCCGCATGTTTCGTCTTGGGCAGCTTCGTGCCCTTAGCAGTCGCAACGTCTTCTGCCCTAGTAACACCCTTCGCGGCAATGTAAGCTTCAATCATCTCTGCGATGTTAGCGTTCAGCTTCTTAGCGTTCGTTACGATGCCCATGTGCTGCTCCTCATTGCCTATAATGTATAATAGCACACCTAGACCTAGTGTCAACCGTAGTAGGCTTCCTCTCGCTTCAGCATCAGCACACCGCAACCTAGCACACCACAGCCCAGCAAGCTGATCAAGAACCCTGTGATCAGACCATCATCTGTGAGGCTCTGATCCACAGCTGCTACACCCACGACCGCGAGCATCAAACCAACCGCAAAGCAAAATGTTCCCTGGAACCGCATCGTTCTCTCCTCTGTTTGCATCTTATGTCTTATAATAGCACCTTCTAGGGCGCTGTCAACCGCATATGGTGCCCCCACGAAGAATCGAACTCCGGACATCCTGATTACAAAACAGGTGCTCTACCAACTGAGCTATAAGGGCGAATTAATTAAGGTTCCTGCAGCTTAGGAGTGTCACCAGTAACCACACACACAGCATCGGATTAACGAGCAGCCTGTGATTGCTCGGAGGGTTCCACAATGAGTCACCCACAACCACAAGGTGCGGCATTTGTCTCGCTTGCCAGCTGATGCTAGCCGCCAACCCCAGCTTCGTGGGTGCTTCGCCCGCGGTGCCGCCACCGCTATCTTTGAATTCTCAATCGATGATCTGCGTCTCTGTGACCGTGACCAGCATATCCTGCAGGGTCGCCTGTATGCGGGCCGCTTCCTTATCGGCGCGAGCCTTGCTGCCATACACGCCTTGGATGAGGCTGCGACCGTCCTGCATAGTGATTGTTACGATGTAAACCATTGCTTCATCTCCTCATCTTATGTCTTATAATAGCACGCCTGCGCCTGCTGTCAACCTCCAGTCGCACCTGCTAGGACCTCACGGACCAAAGCCTCATCAAAGCCCAGATCTTCTACGATAGCCCGTATCGTAACCTCATCTTTTCCGTAGTCGTCGCCCATTTCGTGGGCTGCTATGAGTATCGCCAATTGGTGCGCCGTATTCATTTGCCCGCTCCTCATCTTATGCTTCATAATAGCACAGGGCGACAGCACGTCAACCGCCGCCCTGCTCGATGCCTCACGCCTCGTTGCGCTTGATAAAGTCCGCAATCACAGCCTGCGTCGCGTCGTCCCCAAAGCCCGCCTGCGTCGCAACCCACTTAGCCGCATCAACCTTGCCCATCGCAGGGCACTCAACCAGCTTGATCGCATCGTGTCCGTTACGCCCCAGCACCTTAATGCGGGTTACCAAATCCGTTGCAAAGCGCATCTTGAGAGCGCCGTTGAGGACGGAAGTACCAACTACAGTGAAGTTCTTAGCCATGTGCAAAGCTCCTGTTTGCGTTTCGTTGCCTACATAATAACAATAACACCTCTGCACTACACGTCAACTGTCTCTGCGCTTTTTTTTTGTTTTTGTTTTTGTGCGCTTTTTTGTTTTTGTGCTAGTGCTCTGTGCTCTCGTTATAATGCATAATAGCACCTCTAGAGCGCACGTCTAGCGTTTCAGCGATCTTTTTTGGACTTTCTTTGGCTTTCTTTTTGGCCCCAAAAGGTAGACGCAGCCGCTAGGTGTGCTATTGTATACATGAGGTCCAGCTAGTGGGGAGCCGGGAGTGTTGGCGAAACCTGATCCACCTTCCGCGCCAAAAAAACCTGGAAAACCGCTTGACGCACCACGCAGGCGTGCTATACTGGAGATCGTAGCAGAAAACAAGGTGTTGCGCCAGAGCAACAGTGGCATTTTGAACACGGTGTTGCATCTTGAGCACGGTGTGGCTCGTCGAGCACATGGGAGGTGTTGCATATCAGCAACAACACCCCCATACAACAGCTTTTGGTGTCCGCGGCCGGAATCGAACCGGCACGCCGTAGCGAGAGATTTTAAGTCTCTTGTGTCTACCAGTTTCACCACGCGGACGGGGTAGTTGGTGGGCCTGCACAGACTTGAACTGTGAACCTGCGGATTATGAGTCCGACGCTCTAACCAATTGAGCTACAAGCCCCTAACTGTAATTATACTTATGCCACCCACAACCGGTACTGGTTGCGGCTATAACCGTTGTTAACGCGGACGACCTTGCCCGATAATCCCACTGAGCGCAGCACAGCCACTGCCTTTGTATAGTCCTCACGCTGCCAACCCCACACCTTGATGCTACGTGTACCATCCACGAGCCGATCGTTAAACACAGTCTTTGGCCCAGTGGCATTAGCAAGAGCGCGGACGACTTTAACAGCGTTTGACATAGTGTACCTCGTTTGTTTAGCTTATACAGTATAATAGCAGCTAACAGCTGGACTGTCAAGCAGTTTCTCTAGATAATTTAGCCAACCACTCTGTTTCTTCTTGGAAGCGACCACAGAGTTCACGCAGGCTCTCGAGATAAGATCGCTCTCCGTCGCTGAGCTCTTCATAGCTTTCGCCGTCCATATTGAGCACAGCTTGGTAGCAGTCATAGAGGTCCTTGAACGTGTTTTCAAACCGGCAGTAGCTCATATTAGCCATTTTGTGCTCCTCGTGATTGGTACCCGCAGCGGGGTCTATATGTGTATAAGCACAGCGGGGTCTTATGCCATCACAGCCACCTGCTCTCGCACCCAGTCCGCAAGCTCATAAGCGTCATAGCTAGCACGCCCCTCGTCCTGCATACCCCACTCGCTAGTGCCAACATTAGCTGCCACACTCTCCGGAACGCCAGCAGCTATAAGCAGTCCACACAAGCGATCCGTGTAGCCACCATCCCAGTAAAACTCACCCATAACCCTACCAACAGCATCATCCCATCCGCGCATAAGCAGTGAACCCATATCGCCACCACCCGTGTTAGCCAGGCCCGCCACATCCCACGCAACAGCTAGGTCACCACAGCCATCGTCCGTGTTAGCAAAAACAAACAGGTCAATAGCAGTTATGCCTACACCCGCAAACTGTTCACCTTTTGGAACAGCTATAGATAACTCAAAGCCATCATCCATACGTGTAATGTTATACATGCGCAGCTCCGTCGTTTGCAGTGTTTATAATGTATAGTAGCACGTTATAGCGGACTGTCAATGGGCAGTTAGTCCACGTAGTAATCGCATTTCTCTTCCAATGCGTGTAGCGCATCCAACAGCTCAAAGCTGCCATCACAGCCCTCATCCACGCTTTCACCATCAATAGTGCATTGTGCAAGCAGGATGCCAACTGTATGCAGGGCTTCCATTAGTGCAGCTTTGTTTTTTGTTGCTATTAAATCCATAATGTCTGCTCCGTTTTGCTTAGTGTTTATAATGTATAATAGCACACTATATGGACTCGTCAATGGCTATATTGCTCACAGGATCCGCTAGACAAGCCATTGTGCTATGCTATACTGTAAGTTATAACTGATCCACAGTGGCAGGCTATAGTGACTGTGGGCTAGAATGTGGCGATTGGACCGTTTGAACGGTGGCGATAGGGTGGAAACAGGCTAACGATATTTTGGCGGTGATGGTGACGACAGGCTATGCAAAAATGATATAAAGATATGTTTATATCATTATTCGGATCCTGTCCCAATCCTGTCCCAATCCTGTCCCAAACAGACCCCACTCGGCCACCAATGAGGATGCCTATGGATCTGCTCACTCTACAGCCCACGCTAGCAGGACCCGTATCACGGGCCACAGCACTATCCCCATTACCAGTATGATTGAAAGCTGGGCTACCAGCTCAGCTATGATGCTATGCCTATTCATTCTGATCTCATCCTCTTGCGGCCCATAAAGGTCACTACTGTATCCCCAGCGACCAAGCGCATCAGTGTCTCACCACGACTGTCAAATGTTTCCATTATAGTGATACGCACACTATCCATAGCAGCTACGGTCACTCCACTGTTACGCAACAGTTCCTTTTGGTTATCTGTTAGCACAGTGTGGCTTATCCACATATCACCCTTTCGCTTCTCACTAAACACGTTTGGCCCTATCTCTCCAGAACTTGCTAGTAGTCCTCAGTTGGCTATTGGCCGCACGTATATGCTCTAGTAGATGTCCTACCAATTCAACCTGTTGGCGCCGCCAGCTCTCATCCTTACAGTTGCTTATCCTGTCTACAGCTTCTAGCACCATATCTATGTAGGGACAAGTGTCTTCTGGCACGGCGGGTGCGTCATTGTTCACTACGGGTCTTGTTGTGGGTATACGGGTCATCGCAGCGGGGTCTACTTTCTTGTATATACAGCGGGGTCTAGTGCATTAACGATCACTGCTAGGTTCATTAGCACGAGGCTCTGTATCATCACTGTTGGGTAGATCATTGCTAACATCAGCTTGGGCATTTAATAACCTTTCATAGTCTTCTATGGCTTTTCTCAGTTCTTCAAAGCTCAGTATGTCGTATAAGTGTCGTAGGTAAGTTAAGCTATCCATGCTAGTATCCCCGCCACTATGAGGCTCCCCGCTATCACTGTGATCACTGTGGCTGCGGCTATCACTAGCAGTTTCGCATCTTCTGGGTCTAGTTCTGGTTGCATGATCATACTTATAAAAATCGCGGCGCCGCGGGTCACTTCGTGACTGTTAGGGGCTCTTAGCTCCACCTTAGTAGGAACAGTGTGTGGGCTTTACCATCATAGAAGTGTATGGTATCCCAGTCATACCGCCACATGTGTTTGGGCAGTTTGGCTTCGCACCATTTAACTATCACGCTCATAGGTGCTATGCCCGTGTATTGCCATCGGCCTATCGGTTGTAGGTCGTGGTGCATTGGCTTACGCATAGTCCGTGCCTGTTTATGCCATCGCTAATGCTACAGCTACTGAACGCCAAACAGATGATCAGTAGGGTGATGGCACTGTATCTAGTGTCTTCCATTGGTCAGCTCCTTGCAGTCTCGTAGTGCTCTGAGGCGTATGGCTGCGGCAGCAGCTTCTATCCTGTTGTTCTGTCGTCTGTGATAGTCGAGCCACGCTAGGGTCTCTGTTATGAGATCATCTATGGTCACGGTTGCCCCATTTGAGTGTGAATAGGACCGCATCACGATCGTCTTGGAACAGCCACGTGTTCTGCCAAGGATCTCTGCGCCATTGGTATTGGCAGTTGTCTTCACACCAATGGCTTACTGTCTTGACATCGTGGAAACCAATAGGCACAGTGTAGGGCCACTTATAGGCCACACGGCTCTCTAGCAGTTGATCTAGCGTGGGGCGTTCTTCTACCATAGCCTCACACCCAGATCAAACCATAAGAAAGCCGCATTGATCGCGCTTAACAGCAGAGCCAATAGCATTAGCAGTTCGGGTGTCCTCATTACCAGCTTCCGTCATCTATATGTATGTGGACCCGTACGAAGAGGAACCTGATGGTAGCATATAGCACTAGGCCGGGATCCATGTATGTAGAGCCCCAGTGGCAGTCCCAATCTAGGGGATTGGTGAACCAACTACAGGGATTGAGGAATAGCTTGATCGAGAGATCTGAATGCTTTATATACTGCCACAGCTTCATCTATTTCTCCTTGTATAATGTCTTAGAATAGGGTCTTTCCATGCGTGTGAAACCACAGTGTTCGCACTCACAGTATTGGATGCCTCGGCCTTCTGGTGCAAACGTGACCGCATTTATAGAACGCTCTTCGTATACCCAACGTGTCCAGCGTTGCAGTCCCAGCCTGCAGGCCCAGTTCTGCAGGGGCTTTTGATCCCTTAGCACACGGACTAGGTTCTCTCGTTCTAGCTTACTTGCCACGATCGCTCCATCTCAATGCGAATAGCAGCCTATCCGCTTCGTGCTCAAACAGCCATAGGGTATCGCTATCGATAGCATAGATCTGGCTGCAGACCCATTCGCCTTGGCAGTGTGTTTCTGCCCACAGCTTCTGCTGTGAAGTCGCACCCCGTGTGGTAAGGGGATTGATGCAGCGGCCGATGCCCTCGAGGTTTGAAAACGTGTGTATCACATCACCTGTATGATTCATGACTTGCGTAAGACTCCAAAAAGATCCGTCTCGTGATCGTATATGATGGGATGCACACCGCGGCCCACTAGGCCGTTCCGATGCTCGCGTTCGTAGTAGGTCTTCAGCCAGACCCATCGCGTGTCTGTGGTCCAATAGCCCAGATCACGTTCGCTCAGATAGCGTCGTATCTCCAGCTGCTTGGGGAACCAAGCGAACCTCTCGCGCCAAGGGCTCCAATCGTTAAATACCAGCATCGCCTAACCACCTCAACGTGAACAATACCAACAGCTTCTCGGGCACACTGGGATGGAACGCTATCCAGTAGCCACGCTTGCTCTTGCGATCCTGCGTTCCGTCTTTGCCAAAGCTATGCAACCAAAGTCTCTCGCCCACGTTCCTATCGAGCCACTGCCTCAAGCGATCCTCTCCGTCCAGTTGGGGGTCATAGCGTATCTGGCGCCACTTGTCAGTGTGCGGCTGCATAGATCAAACCACCGATCAAGCCCAACAGGGTCATGCGCTGCCACTCTCTCAGTGACCAAAACAGTCTGATGATCCGTACCATGTGTGTCCTCATTTTGCCTCGCCTTTATGTCTGACTTTACGCTTCTTTTTGGTCGTTGTCAATGGTTTTCTGCTATCCCTGCTTTCCGCCCTCATGGTCCTCACTAGGCTATCACAATAGCTGCTGGTGGTAGCGGTAGTAGCAAACCCCCTATTGTAGAGGGTAGCAGCATGGCAGAAGTCGCCGTGTGCTAGATCCAGAGCCTGCCGGAGATAGCGCATACTGTAGACGAGGTTGGTCTTGACATCCAGCAGCTCGTGGCAGTCACCTCGGAAACCCACACCACGTGCGGTAGCACATTTGATCTGCCCCAACCCCATGGCCCGTCCATTAGTTACCGTGGGATCGTAGCGGCTTTCCTGCTTGATGATGTCCTGCGCTAGGAACGTGGGCACACCTTCGGCCTGCGCGATGCGATTGACCTCATCGAATATCTCGTCTTGGTTAGGAGCGAACCGCTTGGGCCTAGCGGGAGGTATGGGAGGTACTAGGAACGGTATATGCATGGGTTCTTCGACGGCTACCTCATGCTCGATCAGATGGGCTAGGGGCTGTTCCAGCGGCGGTGCTCCTGCTGTGGGCGGGGCTAACAGAGGAGCCGAAGCGATCCTATAGTCAAGCTCACCGTATGGCGAAGCATGGGTAGCGGGCTGTGGGCCCGCTACTGGTATCGTCTTTTGCCACTGGGTATCGCCCGCAGATGCTGAGACCAGCAGCAGTGCGATCAACCAAGGTTTATGATCGCTTATTGACATCAACAGTGATGCGCTTGCCATCTGGACAGCGGATCTCCGCTGTTTGGTTAGCGATCCAGCTGGCCTTTTCGGCATAGGCCTTAGCTTCTGAAAGTGTAGAGAAATTGGCTCGATCGTCATAGCAGGTCACCTGATACATTATTCAGTCTCCATGTCAGTGTTAGCAGCGATGAAAGGTGCGAGGATCTCTTCTGCCGTAGCTTCTTCTTCCCATTGGCTCATGTTCTCGCTGATAGCGAAACAGTCATCGATAGTGCGGGGGATGTGATCTTCGACCCACTTGCTGTCGCCTTCGATCTCGTAGTAGTCATCGTCACCATCTTCCCACAGACCACAGAACGACATACCGGGCTCGTAGTAGAAAGCACGGACGCCAAAGCCCAGCTCGTCTACCATGTGCTGATAAAACCCACCTGGGAAGCTCCAAGCGGTCTGGAAGCTGATAGTGACTTCTGTCGCACCTTCTGCTAGGGTTTCTCCGTTACCGTTGTTGTCGATATCCCACTTGGTACCCCAAGTGTTCACGCACCAATCATACCAGTTAGCAAAACCATACTTTTCAATCAGTCGACTGCCCTCATCACTGTCATCAGCACTCATAGGGCTAGTAGTCTCACGCAGCTCTTCTGGGAGAGGCATGAACTCATTGAGTAGTGTGCCTTCGTTATAAGCAGCGATCAAACGCTGGATCTGCAGGGGATCTTCGTGTGTGAAAGTAACCGAATTATCGCACCAATTTGGCATAGCTGTTCTCTCTGTTAGTGTTTAGCTTACTTTTTAATTTTAGCAGCTTTTTTAGGTTTGTCAACGGGCTGCTCGTCCAACACTGGCTTCTTGGCACGTGGACGCCCCCACTGGTTCTTAAGCTCTGCTGGATCAGTCTTGCGACCCTCTTCTATCTTGGTGATCGTGTTGCCTTTAGACAACCAATCAGATACCATCGAATCTATAGTCACTCGCTCACCTGCTCTGTCTCTAGTCATCGTTCTCTCCTCGTGCAGCAGCACATTTTGCTCATTATAAACACCGTCTAGAACCGCTATAAACGCGGCTACAGCTGGGTCCTCGTGCTACAGCATACACAGCACATAGCACGAGGACCACCACGTGTATAGTTAGCGCAGCAGCGTCACCGTGGCGTAATCTTCGAAACGATCACCAAAGCTCTTCTTGAGATCTGCCAGCTTTAGCACGGTCCGCAAGCTGAGCTCACGCAGCCGCTTCTTGTTGGCGTCGATGAAGTTGAGGATCTGCTCTACTTCCTCATACTCGAGGCCATACTCACGCAGCATACCGTCTTCAACGATCTGTCGGATACGCAGCATCTTGTCGCGCTCACTGTTAATCGTGAGATCCACGTAATGGCAGCGGCTCTCGAGCGCTTCTAGATGATCCTTGAGCTTCTTGCTCTTGACATTGTCGAACTTGATGTTACTGATGAACATAGCACTAGCTTCAAAGTCAAAGCGGTTGGGGATGTTCTCTTCACGCAAGATGCGGCTGTCAGTGTTCCAACTGATAGTGCGCCGCTTGCTAGTGTCCAACGCAGCCTTTAGAATATTAAGGCTAAGATCATCAAACAGAACGCTATCACAATCATCAAATACGATGACATTGCCCTTGTCCTTATATTCGTGCAGTTTGATATAAAGACCCAGTGCGCTCATAGCACCCTTGACGACTTCATACTTGGGCTTCTTGTTAGCGATAGTGGTAAACAGATCATTCTTAGAAAGCTCTTGCTCAACACCGTAGCTCTTGCCGACACCTGGAGGACCGCTGACGATAACAGCACGGACATCACCGCTTTTAGCAGCACGGGTCATATCGCTAAGGATACCGAAACGCTTACGCAACCGCTCTTTGATCTCTAGATCCGTTTCATTCTTCACAGCTTCTGCGAGATGCTGGACCACAGTTCCGCTATGCGGAATAAAGCTGTCCTTACCAACGACACGCACACGGATATTGCGATCCGGAAAACGCTTGATGCCCCGTGCATCGACGGTAACATAAGCGCCTTCACTGTCCTCACGCAGACCCTCTACGAGAGGAAAAACCATGTTGGCTACGCTAGCCGGACGACCCTGCAGGGTGTAGGTGCCTTCTTTAAAGAAAATCAGTTCTGACATTTAGTGCCTTTCTTTTTACGGTTATATGAACCCTTGCCCTTGCGGGCCGCGACGATGCGCTTGCGGAACAGAGGATCCGCTAATGCTTTAGCATATGGACTACGTTGTTTTTGCATTGCGCTCTCCTCTGTTTTGTGCTTACAGTTTATAATAGCACAGTCGCAGGCTTTGTCAATGGGTTGCACGTTCAATCGTCGCGGTTTTTTGGGTTTCTATGTCAAAGAGTTCGTCATTGATAGCTTGCCAAGCATCATTGATTGAGCTCCAAATAGCATCTGCGGTGTCGGGCAGATCCTCGCTAGTCTCCAGCAGCTCGAGCGCTTGGCTCACGATCTCTTCCAACTGCTCCAACAGCAGCTTGCGTGAATCTGTGCTCACATCACCCTCCATCTTATCCTGTACCATGAGGCGCTTGCTCGCGAAACCCGTCATATCAAAACTCCTCGGCGAGAGCATTATCATCCGCAGTCTCAGGCTCGGGCAGATCGTTGAGGTTTTCCAGATGACCCTGCACACGATCGCTTTCGGCAAAGTAAAACACCCAGTTACCTACCTCACGGCGATACTCTCTATCTACATACTCGAACCCGCCGTAATATTGGAGTGTGCGATCATAGCTCTCACTCACTGCGATACAGGTACGATCGGCATCCACATACAAGCGGTAAGCACTACGACGATCCAATCCTAGATCCTCAGCTAGTACCTCTTCCATCTTGGCTACATAAGAGGTAATGCGATCATCGATGCTATCGAGGAAATCCCAAGTGTTCATCATCGTGTTCTCCGTTGTGTGTTAGTGTTTATAATGTATAATAGCACAGCTTAGTGGTTTGTCAAGCGTCTATCATAGCTAGTTCAAAGATTTCATGCAGGTCATCCTCGTCATAGAAGTGGCCCTGCCCGGGATCGTTATGATTGACGGGGAACGCCGACCAAGGCTCGCCCTCGTAGAAGCGCTCGATCACCATGCGCCAATCCTTCTCGTTCATTTCAACGAGCTCAATGACGCCTAATTCGCTCCGCACACGGCCATAACCATCATAGCTACCCTTGGCAACGCCGCCGTCCTTGAACAGGACCACTACCCTGTTAGCGAACGCATAGTCGCCGATTGCCGTGTATTCGTTGAGGATAGGCAATCCGGTCTTAGCACATTCCCAGCTGAAAAATCCCATATTAAACTCCTTTTTGCCTGTAGAGATAATCGAGCATCTTGCTCATGAACGTTTCTAGTGTGACCAAGCTCTTGGTTTCTCGGACCAAGCGATCGATAACCCAGAACGGTAGTTCGAGATCAGCTGCCATGTTGGCAGCATCCTCTAGGCAGAGGCTACCTTTCTGCCATTCATTACCACTATCATCTGCGTAGTGATAGCTGGCTTGGTTGAGGAGAGCTTTGAACTCCGGATAAAACTCAAAAGGACATTCAGTCCCGGCTGGCCACGGCTGCATTTTTACCTCCAAAGATTGTTTCGAGTGTTTGGATATATTCCAGTGCGTTATGGCAGGCTTTCATATAGCCCTGCATAGTAGGCTCGCTTTCAAACTCATCGTCAAAGACGGGAGTTCCTGCGGCCCGCAGATAGCTTTTGATCCCTTCGAGTACCATTTGTTCTTTTGACATACTGTACCTCTTGCGTTTTTGTTTATGCTTTACAATAACACATCTTAGTGGATCGTCAAGTATGTTCAACGTGTTTAATGCCCGCTAACCTAAGGGCCCGTTGGCAGACAGGACAGGGTTTTGCTAGGGCAGGTTCGCCACTCTTAGCATAGCGTTCCACTACGATCCTATGAGCCCGGCTCCAATCGCGCAGACGCACCAATGCTTCGATCTCAGCGTGGAGGAAGATCTTGTGATGCAGGCCCGCTTCTCTAGCCATACGAGCTTGATAAGGATGGCTCTTGGTATAGTGATTGCGACCTTCACTGATCTTTCGACCGCGCCTGTCATAGATTACGGCTGTGATAGCTTGTCTGGCTTCCGCCATTATCTCACCATCATTTTCATAGAGATTGGCTTAATGATCTTCGGCTTTGCTACCGCTTCTTGCGCTTTTAATACCGATTCGCTACGCTCTTGCCTCTTGCGTTCGGCTAGTTCTCGCCTAGCATCTGCTTCTAGTCTCTGCACCTGTTGGTTGAGGTCTATGAGATTTTCCCAAAGTACCACAAAGGCTACGCAGAGTCCAACTCCGCATAGCCCCACGAATGTCCACATCACGATTTCCACGATCACCACCAGCTGTCGTAATAGACCGCCATACCACCAGCGATAGCTGCACGAGCCTTGTTAATGAACAGCATATCCCTTTGGATGCTGTCCTCGTTGGGAGGATTATCACCAAAGAAGAATCCTTTGGTCTGCGGAAGTTGGTTGTCTCGCACGTCCTTTTCCAATCGATCCAGATCTTCTGAGGTGAGGCGCACCTTTACGCAGTTGAAGTCTGGGTTAGTACCGCCTTTGGCACGATAGAGGCGCTCCATCCAACCGTGGAGGTCGTGATGCTTGCGCCAATAATGCAGCTCATCAAGGAAGTTCTCGTCATCCTCGCCGCGGCTGACTTCAAAGTCACCGAGGGCATATTCTGGTTTCACTTGCCAAGCATACATATCCAATCCCATAGCACTCTCCTCTGTTTCAGCTTATGTTATATAATAGCACGTCTGCGTGGATTGTCAATTGGTGTCTTGACATTTTGCCACATTAGATCTACCAGCGGCTGCTCATCCTGATGATAAGGAACGAAATTGATGATAGTGCGTTCAAGTTCCTCAGTGGCAAACTGATAAGATTTTCCTGTTTGGACCATAGACAGTAGATAACCAACCATAAAGTCAGTTGCATACTCCGGTGAGTGCAGACTTGCACGAACACGGAGAGCGTCTTCAAAACGATCAAATTTGGACATTAGAATACTCCTGCGGTGCAGTTGTTGAACACATCTACGACGTATTTGAGATCAGAATCAAGCTCTTGGTATTTGCGGACATCTTCGATAGCTTCGAGCACATCTAGGATGTCATCTTCGACTAGCCCACGATTGCGTAGGATATCACAGAATCGTGACATAAAAGTATCTTCAATAGGATACTTTGGGGGAATCTTGCAACGGTGACGGAAATCAATAGCAATAACTTCACCCATATTGCTCTCCTGTGTGTTAGCTTATGTTTATATAATAGCACACCTGCGTGGCGTGTCAAGCGGGTTTAGCTATTTCATCCTTCTTTGCTATTGTGATAGATGATAAGGAAGAATACACCCAATGCGATATAGATATTGGTACCTATACCAATGAGTGTGATGCCAGCGACTAGGCTACCTAGCGACAATGCGATAGCGCCCAGTGCTTTCAGAAAATCATCATCATTATTCATTATGCAGCCCTCCATTCTACCTTAGTCACACCCGTCTTCTTCTGTATGAACCAGAAGAACTTTTTGGCGGCAGTCTCACTGGCAAACGTCTTCTCGTGCTGGTAAGTGCCATAATAGGAATAGGTAACAGTGAACATATCAGTTAGCCTTGGGTTCGAGTTTAGCAACGGTGCGGATGAGGAAGTTCGCCGCCTTGGAGTCAACAAGCGCCACACTCAGTAGCGTGTCTGGGCTAACCTTGACCCTGCGGCTGATCTCTTCCAATACGAAGATGAGCGTGTAGCCATCAACTCCTGGATGCTTACCTAAAAACTGAGCAACCTTTGACATCGTGTACCTCATTTGCTAGTGTCTATAATACATAATAGCACATCACAGTGGATTGTCAAGTCTGCTTCTTAGCCAGTTTCATCATGTCGATATGGACTGCGATAGCCTCTGAACTCTGGCTACCATACAGCCACGTATCATCATCACAGATAGCGTATTCTTTAGTACCGTTCTCTTGGGTGACGACATAGCAGCGGATCTCAGGAAACCCTTTGCGTTTAGCATAGGTTTCGATAGTGCGGCACATATCGGTTTTAGCGTATTCCATTACATCCTCCTAAAGAACGATCAGGACCTGTGTGACCCAACTGGTGTAGCCATCGTAGACGATCTCAATGACCATGCCCACATAATCGTATGCTTTGGGATCAACGTCGAAGTAATGCCTGCTCATACCCCTCTTGGCGCTGACACCCATAGCAGCCTCCCACATGGCTTGTTAAGACAACTCAGCGGATGTATCATACCAGGCGCTAGTCCAATTGGGCGTGTTGTGCCATTCAAACTCACGCTCCTCACGCTGCTCTTCGATTAGATCCAACAGTTCAGCCCAAGTCTTGTTACGCTCAATTAACAGTCGCTCAGCCAGTTCGTAGTCCTTACAGTCCATAGCAGCGGCATAACGACGCTCTTGGCAATCGAGGGCAAAGCGGAGACCTTCCTCAGTCCAATGCTTGGCAACCATGTTGTTCTCCTGTGTGCTAGTGTCTATAATACATAATAGCACATCTACGTGGCTTGTCAAGCAGGTTCGTAGGCTTTTGTGCGCTTCTCCCAAGCAGCACGGTCCCAAGTGCGATAGTCCAGTAATGGCGGACGCTTACGGATTGAGCTTTGTCCGTTGGTATGGAAGTTACGATAAGTTAGCTTCGTGCCCTTGACCTTCTCCCAAGCACGGACGAAGATACCCGCATCGCAGTCCTCTTCGAGGTACCAATATTTGTCAGCACCATCGCGGTAAGAGTAGGGGGTAAAGTCAGCACGGGTGAGACCGACGCTGTAGACATCTTCGGGCGTAACCCGGAGCCAAGCGTGTCCCGGATCAGCATACATTGCGATTGACAGTTTCATTTGAGTCTCCTATTAGGAATATTGGGCTTCTTTGTAAGCGTCTTCGTAATAGTCATTCATATCAGCTACATAATCAGCAAGGGTATCATATGCTTCTTGGCTAGTAGCTTCATAGGCATCTGAATAGTCCTTATCAGGATAGAGATCCAAATAACGAGCTATGAGATTCTCGTGATGTTGGATGAACAGTTCTTTCATTGCAGTACCTCCTAATAAAGTAGATCCATTTCCCGTATACGGAACCAAGTATTGATAGCTTCGGCTTCTTCATCGTCCTCGGGTTCCCAAGTTACGAGACCCATACGTTTCTCCCAACTTTTCTGTCCATCAATGGCAGCATTGAGACTGGCATAAATCCCAATGGTACCATAGGCATCATCATTGCCGTCTTCGCCAAAGCCTCGACCTTCGAGCAAATAAACCTTATCCATTAGTCAAGCCTTGAACTGGCATATGCCTTGAAACCATAACGCTTGAGCACATCGGCAGCGGCAATAGCACCAGCTTCCTTAATGTCAACGTTCTGCCCACCGTAGTTCGCAGGGTCCCACAGCTGGTAAGCCTTACCAGTCCAGTCCTTGCTGAAGCCCAGCTGCTCAATAATCTTGCGTTCAGCTTTGCCAGCCTTAGTATTGCCCTTGTGCTCAGGATAGATAGTAGTCCAAGCAAAGCCACAAGCACCCCAATGGTCCGTGCCCTTGGTGTTGAACAGTTCCTTAGCGGCAGTGGCAGCTTCGTTGAGCATTTCAATGCGGATAGCTTCAATGTCGGTCATTTGCGTTCTCCGTTGTGTTAGCTTATGTTTATATAATAGCACAGACTAGCGGATAGTCAACTGGACTGCTCAATATTTTCTAAGCAGGCAGTCCGGACCGTCAGCTGTGGACAAGTGATTCCGAGGGCAAGACAGAAAGCAAAGATAGCGAAATATCTCAGGCTTTCTTCCCAAAAATCCATCAGACACACTCTGCCTGCGGACGGGTCAATCCCAATTCCTCAGACTCCTTTGGGAATCGTTTCCAAGTTTCGCTGAGCATGATCTCACGCTTTGCCTTCATGCCTGGGACTTCAATAATCTCACAGATATAGACAATCTCTTCGATAAAGTCAGCGAACTTCCAAGTGTCATACTTCATAGGATCACCTTTTGGCTGTAGAGAGACATAAACTCATCGGCGGCTTTGTCGTTAACTTTGGTACCTAACCTATAGACCATACCGTTGGTAGCGGCGGCAAATTGCCTACCACGCTCATAATGCCACTGTTGGAAGTCGGGGTCAAAATCATATCCACGAGCAAACCCTTTGCCTTGGAGGAAATCCTTCACACCCATTGCAAAGTATTTGTTCTTCATAACGGCAGTGATTTTAGTTCTCTTACCTAAACGGACGTTGCTCATAGCGCACCTCAGTAGTGATGGATTGAACCCTTGTCGTTGAAGTCTGCGTTATATGGTGTCCACTCTTCTTCCTCATCCTCATCCTCCTCGTGCTCAAAGAACAAGTTAGCATCACACATCTGTTCTACAGACTGCTCGCTCATCCAGTTGAGGCAAGCCAAGATAACCATATCCTTATCCAGCAAGCCCTCTGCTACTGCTTCGAGCACCTTGTTAGTGTATTCACGTGGTTTGAACGACATTGTGTTCTCCGTTGTGTTAGCTTATGTTTATATAATAGCACACCTGTGCGGATTGTCAAGCGGTTTTCTTTGGGCGTGTCTTCCGGCCGGGAGTCTTATAATCTTTATTGATTAATCCCTTGTAGGAATGGCAGCATTTACAAAGAGTTTGGAGATTACGTTTCCTGTTATCTAAATGATTTCCATTCTTATGATCTACATCTAATTGAACCATATGAACAATGGTTGCAGTGCAAACAAATCCAAGTCGTCCGTCAATGTTTTCACAAAAATCTTTTCTATGTTTACGATATGGATGACGAGAATTTGTATACTCAGTAACACTTTCAAATCCTTGCCTTTGGGCAGTAATTTCTGCTATATTTTTGAAACCATATTTACCGGCAGTAACTTTTTGGTGATGCGTCTCACATATTTTTCGATAGCTTGGACTACCATCTTTAAGAACGCCCTTAATTGCTTTTGGAGACTTACATTCTCTTACTGAGCACCTTGGACGATCGTCCTTATGCGGTATTTTAGGATTGACACCGTATTTTGTTGTGGTAAGGCACATAGCTAGTCTCCTCTTAGGACCTTGATGGTATCTTTTTGCAGTTCCCAGATCTCATCGCGGGGAACATAGAAGTCCGTAGTAGGATCCCAATAGTCACCAGCTTTGGGATCATAATAGAGCACACGCCCATTGGCGTAATAGAATGGCCCCTCGAGATCCTTGCGAGGTTGCCACTTCTTGTCCATTTCACTAAGAACTTTGTAGCCCATAGGACCTCACTTGTTATTGCTAGAGGGGTAAGGTGTAGAAACGAAACTGGCCTTATTGCGTTGGCGCTTTAACCTATCCTTTAGAGTGTAGGCATAGCTATATGGTGTATCACCGTTTTCCCAAGCGTGTAGCAATGATAGTACCGTGAGAGATTCAAAAATAACTTCGCTACCTTCGAGCTCTGTTTTTACCATTTCTTTCCACTGGGGAAGAGGAGTATTTGCACAGGTATGGACGACCCTGCGGACTGTCTCATTATTGCTATTGCCTTGAGACCAATTAGCCGTTGTTTTCGCTGCCATCCGTAAGTCTCCTGTTTTGTTTATAATTTAAGTATAGCACATACCTTTGGATTGTCAAAGGTTTTCTTCTAGTTCTTCCACCTTATCTGAGTCGTAATAGCTTTGGGCGGTATTCAGCAGATCTGCAAACGTCTTGCCGTTTTGCTCTGCCCAATACATGATGTCTGTGATAACATCGGCCGGTGTTTCCCAGATTCCAGTATTATCGTTGGAGATCGCTCGTTCGATACGCATCGCTGCCATTATCGCAATATCATTCATCGCCATATACCTTTTCTAAGATACGCTCGACCATATAGTGACCTTCAGTATCGGCTGCTCCCCAAGCACTATACCCACTTAACAGCAGATTGATATCTTTATAATTGATATCTCTGCGGGTAGGTGCGTGGGCGATGAGTGTCTCAACACCTCGGTTCAATGCATCGGCAACAAAGTCTCGATCCTGTTCCTGTTCAGGTGTATCAGCACCATACAGTTCCCATTCGTCTGGGGTTGCAGAGATAGTAACTTTAGGACCATTAAGGAAATCAATCTTCATTTTATGCGCTCCAATAGGTTTCTGAACTAGCTGATGCGTAGTAGGGCGTGTCGTAACGCTCTTCAAACTCTTGTCCGCTCATCGCATTGACACGCTTCACGTAGGTCTCAACCACGTTGAAGATGTAGCCATCGCGCTTGCGGTAAGTAGGGAACAGTTCTGCGATCTCACGTTCCATCGCAGCACGATCTGGGCGGTCGTAATCATACTTGCCAACGATCCGCATACCCTCTTTAGTGCGACGATCCATCTTGTAAATCTCGAGTGTGAACTTCATCGTGTGCTCCTGTTTGTGTTTATGCTTTATAATAGCATATCTACACGGGCTGTCAAGTGGCTTACAGCGGACAGCGGGGTCTTTGTCTCTTCTAGCAGAGTAGCAGAGAGTGTGCGGATTAGTTCTTTAGTACCTGCGGTAGTCATATGCAGTGTCATCCTCGTTCCACCGTTTATGAGTGTTAGAGTAGTGTCACCATCGGATGTCATAGACACAACATACGACCCAATAGAGCTAGGTTCAGATGTAACTTCGGTAGTCCACAGCGGCAATATATTGTAGCTCTTTAATTTAGTATTAAAGAAGTCAAACATTTTAGAGCTCCGTGTTCACATCAACGATTTCTGTCAACTGGATAGCTTCGTGGTTGAAATCATAATCCATCTCGCTGATCACTTCCTGGATGTCAGCATCTTCTAGGACAGTGAGTCGCACTATTACTTCAATGGTACGTGTGGCTTTGGTATCCATGTTAGGCTCCTACATATTCGTTGAGATTAATTTGATCTTTAATGCGCTTGCCGGCAAAGCAAATCCACTTGCCGTCTTGGAAGAGATAATTGTATTCCTCACCATTGTAGAGGAAGTAAGGTACTGAGTGATGCTCCATAGCATCTACACCATCCTCGCCACGATCGCGCCCATAAGCTAGGCACCAATCCTTGCTAGTGCGGTTATCAAAGTCTTGCTTTTCTCCAATCTCCTTACCCAGGACGCTCACATCACCAAGTGCCATTAGCTGCTTCAGCTTTGCGATATCAGTCCAGTGCTTAACAAGGATCTTGCCGTTGTTTTCTGGATACCCATCAAAGTGACAATAGACGCTAGTAACAGTACCATCTTCATTAGCAATACCAATGCGCGAACGAGTAGCCATTGTGTTCTCCTTTGTTTCAGCTTATGTTTATATAATAGCATATCACAGTGGGCTGTCAAGCATACTGCCGATTGAGCTCGCCCAAGACGTATTCAGCAGTAGCGGTCCAAGCTTCTGGATTGATAAAGCTGGCACCTTCATCTTTGAGATCCGCATCAATTACTTCCCTAGCATACCATTCGATGGCTGTGATAATAAACGCCTGACCCAAAGCACCTGTTGGGCAGTGGTTCATGAGCCGCTTTACAAACTGTTCATTGGTTTCGTGCTTGGACTTCATTACCAGCTCCTTTGTGTTAATCTATGCTTTATAATAGCACGTCTGCAAGGTTTGTCAACGGATTGTCAAGGATTTTATTTTGGATTATTGCTGTATTGGTGCTTGATTTAATCCAAATACTAGCATATAATCACTTATCGTTCAAGCTGAGAGGTTAAATACATGGTGCCCAAACACAAGATAGCCATATTCCAAAACCATCCGGAGTGCTCAAGACAGTGCTGCGATGGTATGATCCGTTCACTTAGTCCCAAATACTCCATCGACATTTTTGGAAAAGATGATGTCCGTGCTGGAGCATTTGACAAATACGATGTTATCGCCTTTCCGGGCGGTATTGGGGATTATAGCAGCTATGACAAATTCTTCCGCAGGAAAGCCCAAAATGCCGTCGCTGATTATGTAGCAGGCGGCGGACACTATTTGGGTATCTGTATGGGCGCTTATTGGGCTGGAACCAATTGGTTTGATATATTGGATTCGGCAGACACTGAACAATATATAAAGCGACCCAACGCAGATATCCGTCGCTCATATGGAACAGTTGCTCCTGTGCTTTGGAACGGGCACGAGGAGAATATGTTCTTCTATGATGGTTGCAGCATACTAGGAGATGAAACTAAATTTGATACCGTTGGTCGTTATGCTAATGGTGATCCTATGGCTATCATACAGGGAAGGGTTGGACTAATAGGATGCCATCCTGAGAGTGAAGAGAGCTGGTATGAGAAGCCTTATACATACATAAAGGATCACTGGCATCAAGGTCGCCACCACAAGCTGCTAAGAGAGTTTGTGGATAGGCTAGTGTCTAACTAAACAGATTGGCAGCGGAAAACCTCGCTGCCATTTTTTCATACATAGCCGGATCGCGCTCAATCAATACGCAGTTCCTGCCCAGCTTTTCACAGGCTTTTCCTGTAGAACCACTACCAGCAAACGTATCCAATACCGTATCTCCCGGATTGCTGAGCAGCTCGATGAAATATTCCAATATCTCTGTGGGCTTCTGTGTAGGATGGATCTTGTCCTTGCCAAGTCCGCCACTATAGGTGATAGTGTTTGGAATCACGCACTCTATGACATTACCGTTGCGTTTCCTATCAGCCAACATACGTGTGGCTTCTACTTTTGCCATAGCGAACACAGTGTCTAGGTTTGCTCTCGGGTTATCTTTCATCATCTTATAAACGATGCTGCTTACTTTGTCTGCAGAAGCATAACGCTCGACGATGCCGCCTTCTACAGCATCGCTGTTGAATGTGCGCTTGCCCTTTGGTTTGATACCAAATAGGATATACTCGCAAGCACTGACCGGATTGACCTTGCGATTAAATGGAACCGCAGCGGGCTTCTTCCAAGTCCATACACGCTTAGGTTCAAAACCTTCCGCTTCCATTATCTTCCATAGATAACTGATATATTGATCGCTAATGAACACAGCGAACGCACCACCCTTACGCAGCTTCTTGAACCAGAAACGGCTCCAGTTTGTCATCTGTTGGATAAACTCATCATGACTTACATCGTCCCAATCTTGTTCAAACTCTTCGCTGAACTTTTGGTTGTGGATAGTGCTTTTGTTTTCTCCTGTGGTCTTATCGATCCATACAGGCTTTGCGCCATCGCCGCTGATATTATAGGGAGGATCTGTCAATAGCAGATCAATAGATCCGTCTTTAACAGCGGGGTCTTGTGCTAACATATCGCCTTGTATGGTAGTGATCATTCTGTGTCCTCTGCTGCTGATACGCTCATATAATTATTCCAAGCATTGACTGCATTGCCCCAATACTTGGTCTGCCATTGCTTAACGTCTTCAAACTTTAGCTCATTGAATATAACAGTTGAGCCCTGTATGTCAACCTTTAGGAAGGTAGCACTGTTTAACAATGATCCAACGACTGCGGTAATGTCTGCACTATTATGTCTACCCCAATATCTATCGATGACTGTATTGAGTGTGAAGTTAAAGGGATTGATGTCACCATCTAGCCAAATAACTCTAGGTTGATCACCACTTGGAATACCTAGTGTGCCAATCTCTTCTGCTACCTTAGCGTAGAAATCATCATATGAAATAGTCTTAACGTATTCTCTAATGGCGTCTTGGGTAGTACCTCCAACCCAATCGGCTAAAAGCCTTGCTTGCGGGCAGATCTTAGTACCATACTCAAAAAACATATCTCTATCGTGTGTAGCTAACGAATAGAGGAACTTGCTCACATCATTATCTAAGACGATTAGGTCGCGGTATTTGACTAGATTAACACCCGCACCGCCTTTGCGTCCTTTTGCGCTAATAGGTCTACCATTCTCGTAATAGTCTGCGATCTGATTGTTGCTGGCAGTTGGAAAATAAATCTCTTTGCCGTCCAAACAACTTTTATATGCAGCCAGCACTTCACCAAAATCGCTAGTAACCATACTGACATTTGAACCTGTAGCAAGGAAGCCTGTTGGGTCGCTTATTGGTGTACCGTCCTCTATATTATATAATGTAGAGATCAAACAGTTTCGAATGTCTGCGTCGTGCTCTACAGCATTAAGTCCATCAATGATCTTCTGTTTGAACTCAGCGGCATCTCTAGTCCTATAACCACTAAGTCCCAGTGTCATTGGACTCAGCTTCTTCTGTTCAATGTGTCCAGCACCGCGTTTAGAGAACAGCACGCCAATGTCGTGATCCTTAAACTTTAGGTTAAAGCCTTTACCAAAGAATCTAGGAGCTCTAGTGTATTCATCTGTAGGTGTGCGCTCAAGCTGTGTAGCATCTAGGATAGCGAGGAACTGATCAAAGTCCTCAACACCGCAGCCATTCATAAAGCGTATGTATTTGGCTTTCTTGCTGCTACGTTTGATTATAATCCTATCCTCAACTAGCGTTGGATTCTGTTTAATGATGAGGTCTTTTAGATTTTTATGCACGTCATCTCCTCAGAATGTACGCCATTCGTAGATGCTGTTCTTAGTGCGAAACTTTACATAGTCGGGCCGCTCTTCAAGTATCTCTTCGATATAGCTGGTCTGCCACCAATCCTGTGGGGCATAACTTCTAGAGAACATAGAGCCAACCCGCATAACAACTCCAACCCTTGGGCGAGCATTATCCTCGTGGATTACTTCGTTTCCGTCGGTCCAGATAGCCATACTCATAGGGCCGCTATCGCCATTATAGCCATCTACTTTTTGCAAAGAATAGCGCATCTTATTCTCCTAACGTATGCTTTATAATATAACAATGTTAGATTTTTGTCAATGGAATACTATAAATAAATGCGGAGACACTAGATGGAGTATATATTAGTAAAGCAAGGTTCGATGGGTAAACCAGAAATACACGGGCGATCACATAATCCTGATAAACTCAAACAACTAGTTTACCGCAGAACACATCCTAATGTTGGTTCTTGGAAAGTTCTTCCAAACAATCACCATATTAATGGAAATTGGTCTATTATGCCTAAGAAGAACTAAATACATAAAGAATCAATTGGAGATTAAAATGACTGTAACATATCAAAATGATAGCTCTGTTTTTGAGTTAATTCCTGTTCCTGGAGTAGTTTCTGGAGTAAGAGAAATTGATAATTGGTTTGATGCACACGCTCCCCAAGGTAGGTTATTCAAAAATCCAACTGCTGATGCACATTTCTTAGGAATAGGCGAGAGAAAGACAGCTAATCCTTCGCATAAGTTCATTGCTGTTGTTACTAAACCTTGGAGAAGGATCCACGATAGCTATAATGAGCTAAAGCTAATGAAAGCTGCAGGTCATTCTTTTCCTATGATTGATCAAATTAATCTAACTAGTTTTGAAGCATTTGTTAATCAATTGCCAAATCTAGTCACAGATAATACTTGGCAGTTTTCATGGGGTCCTAGGGCACCACAGACAGCTTGGGTTTCAGGAACAGCTACTATCAATGGAATAGCAACTCCAGTAACTGCTGACTATGTTTTCAAACAAGAACAGCGCGGAGCTGATTTTAATCCAATAATGGATTATTTTGGAACTGATACAGAAGTGTCGTTTCCTTGGCTCGTTACCTACAGAGAAGCATATACTGACAGCATGAAAAACACAATAGATGGATTATTCCAAACTGATATTGATGCATTTGGATTTATATTCTAAACGTGAAACAGCCCAGCAGCAGTAAATATGATTATGATTTACCTCAGGGTGAATTGGATATCAAACTGCTGCTATTAGCCTTGACATTAACTGCTACCTTCATTATACTGCTTGTATGAAACAAGATCTAGTTCGCAAGGTATTGATACGTGAGCGTGAGTTCAAGACCCTACGTCACCGCGCTTTAATAAAGAGCCAACACGGTAATCGCAAGCTATATGATACTTGTGAATGGCGACCGATTACTAGCAACGATATGTTGATACTCATGCTCAAGGGAAAATACCCCCAAGGTAACTTCGTTATGATTAGCAAGTTACAAGCCTGGATGCAGGACAAGGCAGTGTATGATCCAAGGTATAAAAATTGGGACCTACAGATGATAGATGACATCCTGCATATAGCTCCAATGGATGGCCCTAGCGGATACAGTCCATTTGGTTGGGCTATATTAACCAAAAAGTTCAGTTGACATTCCTACGCAATCTGCTACAATAACAGTATGAAAATCAACATTTCAAACTGTAAAGACCCAGCTTTGCGTAAAGAGATACGCAATGCTATGAACTTTTGGGCTGAGAAGCTGCTCAAAGCTAGGCTCAGTGCCAACATAACCGTAAACATACGGTTTGTACCCAGTTTGATTAAAAAGGAAGATATCTTCGCAGATGTGGGCGTAAAAGGCCCAGCGAGATATCCAAGATCCTTTGATATGAGGATCACTGATAAACTGAGCCACAGGCGCACACTAATGACGCTGGCTCACGAGTTTACTCACATCAAGCAGTATGCCAAAGGCGAGTTGCGAGATGCAGGTAAAGGTACCCGATGGATGGGCGAAAACATAGATAGTGACAGTCTCAACTATTATGACTATCCTTGGGAGATTGAAGCACTGGGTAGAGAGATTGGTCTCTATATGCAGTGGAAGTCCTTTAAGAAACAGATGAACCAAATGGGAAAACTATTATGAGAATCGTAGTTAGAGATCCACGATGGGCCCGCAGAGATGCATACGGCTATTGGTTTCCTGAAACCTATGTGCGTGAAGGTGAAGTAGTTCCTACACCCAAATGGGCAGAACCCGGCACAATCTGTCTCACTACTGGTGATCCGCAGTTTCCTGTGCGTATGATCCATCCTAGCATGATTGTTAGCATAGATGATGTTGTGGCAGAAGAGCGACCTAGCAACATTAAGATCTACACTGTCGCAGGCAGCAAAGGCAATACATATACTGTCACGGCGGGTCCTAACAGCATCACCTGTGACTGCTCAGGTTTCCAGTTCCGCAAGAGCTGCAAACACCTTGCTATAGCAGCATAAACGGTTTGGACACATTACTCATTGACAATCCGTAAGAATGCTGCTATTATACAAAAATACTGCAATAGTGCAGTGAAACACTAAAGGGAAAAAGGCAAATGACTAACTATTCTTTCACAACTTCTTTCACTACGCTCACCGTTCCGCAGAAGACTTTCTTGGAACAGCACCTCCGTGGTACTGAGCGCACTATCTCCGAAGCTCAGGCTGTTGCTACCTATGGCATCCAGAATCTTCGCGCTCGTATCGCTGAGATGCGTGCTGCTGGTTTGGATATCCGCACTTTGAAGAACTCAAAGGGCAATACGGCCTATCGTATGGTTGCTCGTGATGTTACCGGCAGCCGCGCTAAGGTTTTCGCTTAATACTAGCGGAAACGCTATCAAAGCTAAGTAAATACTGCGGTAGAGGATCGTCCTCTACCGCACCTTATCTTCTTCTTAACCTTGGAGAGTAACATGACTGAAGGACGTTTGTTCCAGCTTTTTGTTAACGAACTAAAGGCTGTAGGTTTTCCTGTAGATAAGGTATCGGGTGGTGATATACAACTCGCTTTTAGCAAGTGTGATACCATACGAGATGCTATATATATGCTGCATGGGGTCGCAGAACGGCGCCGCAAGCAGAAGGATATGAATAAGCATTAATGGAATAGCCTGGGTGGCTCAGCGGCGACAGCACCGCTTTTGTAAGGCGGAATACAAACAACGGGGGTTCGAGTCCCTCCCCAGGCACCATTTTTTTAACAGGAGACGATAATGGCATTTGGAGCCAAACATATATTGGTTAAGACATTAAATGAAGCTGTCAGTCTACGTCAGCTTATCCTAGACGGCACACCTTTTGAAAGTGCTGCGATGCAGAATAGCCTCTGCCCAAGCAAGGCCAATGGCGGTGATTTGGGTATGTTCGGTACAGGGCAGATGGTTAAGCCATTTGAAGATGCTACAGCAGCATTACCTGTGGATGGATTGAGCCAGCCTGTGCAGACACAGTTTGGTTACCATCTGATCAAGAGGTATGCTTAATACTATTTGGGAGGCAGTGCAGATTGCACGGATATAGTGGATTTTGCTTACTTAGTAAGCCTGCTATGTCGAGGTCGGGAGATGGATGGTGGCTTTAAGGGCGCACAACGATCGTAACCTTGGAAACCCGGGCACTGAAAAGAGGGTCGACACTCGTACCTCCCAATACTTTATCTACCAACAGCGGGGTCTTTGTTTTATATGGCAAGCTCGGTCGATAAAGAAAATCTCGTAAGAACTCTAGCAGACAGACCGTTGTTAGTATCTTCGTGGAAGTGCCGATGGAACATACACGTTTGGCGCAAGTGGGATCATAAACTACAAAAGAATCTCTACGGTGACTATATACAGTTCCAAAGCTGCGATTCTTGTGGATTTGTTAGATCTCAAAAGATCAAGGTTGGCTTATAAAATAAGTCACAGCGGGGTCTTTTAATTTTGATAAGGAATATACGATGATATCTATAACAAAATGGCCGGTAATAGTATTAGGAAATTACCGAAGTGGTTCTACAGTATTAGCCACACATCTAGGGAAAGAAAATAATGTACCGTATTTCCTAGAACCTTGGGCAGAAGCTAAAAATAGACACGACAGATATGGTGATCATGTCTATGGCCTTAAGGAAAATTTTTATCACTTTTACAAAAGTGGTAGGAGCGATTTTATCATAAAGTTTATGCCCGATCAGATAAGCAGAGTTACTCCATATAGACAACTGCTAGAAGGCCAGGGATTTAAAATCAAACTTTATCGAGATAATGAAATAGATTCTATCGTGAGTCACTATGTGGCACAAGAGAGGAAAAAGTGGTGGACTTATCCTGGAGAAGTGATAGAGGACTACAGCTTGGAGATCAAAGAAAAAACGATATTAGGTTCGATAGAAGCTATCACACGCAATAATTTCCTTTTAGATAAGCTAGATTATGATTATGATTTAGTAGTTTCCTATGAATCTCTGGGACTCATACCACCTAGAGATTATGTAAAAACTACTATGCCTAACAATATCGAAGATATACGGAGATCTATAGTCGAGGTCTATAATAAACTATATCGCTAATTAAAACACCAACTATAAATACTGTATGAAATTCCATGAGATCATATCCGAATCAGTATTAGATGAAGTAGCAGCTTTCCACGGCAGTTTCCGCCCACGTATTGGCAAGTTTAAACCTTTCAGCCATTTTGGATCTGAGCAAGCAGCAAAAGAGCGATTAGATTATCTAACAGCAGAAGATCCACGCTTTAAAGGTATCACTACAGGCTACCTATATAAACTAGATCTAGGTATAAACAATCCAGTGACAGTTAAAGACTATGTGGATCAACAGGATCCCAGCACAGGAAATATGATAAAGATAGCTAGTTGGATAAAGGACATAAAGAAAGATCCTAGGGCAACAGCTTATCGATATCAAAAAAATGAGAGGACACTAGATTGGTTTGCTAATAATGCCATCAGGGGTTATTGGCGAGAATGGATGCGTCCAGAAGAATTCATAGGTGAATTTATCAATCTATTAGAAAAGATGGGGATAGATGGATTTGTTTATAAGAATGCAGTTGAAAACAAAGGCCAGCTAAGTTATATTAGTTTCCGTCCTGAGAATGTGAGGATAGTAGGTCGCGCGAAACCTGTAGCACTAACTCCACCTGCAGGCGTAGCAACAAAAGAGAAATATACCAAACCAAGTTTACCGTTACCTACAGAGAAACCTAAACCAGGTGAACAGATTTTCTATATAATGGATAGAGGTAATGTTGAGTGGGAGATCTCGGCGAAGGATATAGAAGGTGTGAAGGCTGAGATAAGAGAAATGAGAAGCTGGGGTATTGACTTCCCACGCGGATATAAGATAGTCCTAGCACCTCCGGCTCCAGTAACAGCACCTGTTGCTAAGAGTCCTGCTGTTAAAATGAAAAAAGCTTGACATTAGCACGATAGATGCTATCTTATAGAATAAGCCACAGCGGGGTCTACTCCGCGATAATAAAAAGATTTGAGCAATATAAATAATATGCTATTATTAAAAAATACCTACGGAGTATTATAAATGAGCACAAAAATCAAACTAAAAAAACTTAGGAATGCAATAAATGTAGGCGACCAAGTCCCCTATTCTCAATCTAATGGTAATAATGGTCGCTATTTTGAAAAAGAAATGAGGAATAAAGGTTTTGGAATATCAAACGGAAAAGGGGTTGATATACCGGCACTCAAAGTCGAAATCAAATCTAGAAAGAACGGATCAACAAGTCCCCATACGGTAGGTGTTATCCATGGAGAGGAATTAATTAGTTTAGCTTACAGAGATACGCATTTGTATCAAAAATTACAAACACAATATCATATTGATTATAATGATGATTTTGCTGTAGTTACAAATACTGAGATATATGATTTTTCTGACCCTTTTATCCAACAAAAATTCGAAGATGCTTACGAAAAAATAAGGCAGCAGTACAAAGCAGGAAATAGATCAACTTATATCAAGGGATCTATTTTTGGAAATCTAGAACGAATAATTGATAGAGATGATTCTTGGCAATTTAGAATCTCTGCTGGTGGAATGAAAAAACTTAAAAATATGGCAAAAAGTAGAGTAAATTATCTTTTCAATTTCCATTGACATTTTTAATTTATTAGTTATTATTATATTATGGCCTCGTAGCTCAGCAGGATAGAGCAAGGGATTTCTACTCCCTGGGTCGGGCGTTCGAATCGCTCCGAGGTCGCCATTTTTATCAATAAATATCCGTATGAAAAATACTTTTTGCGTCTTTTTATCCAATCAATACAACTTCAACTTTGATAAGGTCAAATCATGCTGTTGGATTAAAAACACAGATATTAGCGTGTTTGATAAACAGGCTGTACAAGAGCAAAAGGCTCGGCTAGCTGAAGTAACTGATTGGATACCTGAGTGTTCTTACTGTTATAATGTCGAAAAGAAAGGTATTATATCTCCAAGGCAAAAAGGATTTGATCTTGTTGAATTTAATGATCCTGATATCCAATCTGGAGATCCTACTAAAATAGAAATACAGATAGATGATACTTGTAATGCAGCTTGTATAATGTGTGGCCCTTGGACAAGTACTACTTGGCGAGAGTATAATCAAAAGACCTTGGGTGGTTTAACAGCGGCCCCGCCTCGTGTTAATTTGACCAATGCTATTGCTGCTATCAATGATCTCATTGATTTTGATAAAGTTAAAATTATAAATTTCTTTGGTGGAGAACCTTTCAAGACTAATACACATACAGAGATACTTAAGAACATCAAGAACCCACAAGATATAATAATAAATTATATCACTAATGGTAGTATATTTCCTGATCAACCTACCCTGGATCTTTTGCTTTCTTTCAAAGGCATCAAAATAAATTTTAGTATAGATGGTACAGGTGATCATTTTAATTATATAAGATGGCCTCTCCAATGGAATCAAGTAAAGGAAAATTTATGGAAATTTACAAATTTAAAAACTGATAACAAAAATTTCAGTATCAGTTTCACAGTGAATCCATTTAATATATTCTATATAAAAGAATATAACGAATGGGTTTGCGATTTCCTAAAAGATATACCTTCTGTAAAACCTAAATTTTGGTTTAAGAAAGGTCATGCGGCGACTGGAATAATGAATCTAAGATGCATTCCTCCTACACTACAGCAAGCGATAATAGAAAAATATGGAATTGAATCTTATGAATCGAGATTAATGGATAAATTTGATCCAACGGAATATGCTAAATTTATGCAGTATATAGAATATCACGATGCAGCCCGTAAGCTGGACTGGAAGAAGATATTCCCAGAGATAGTAGAACACTTTAAAATTTAAAGCAGGATAAATACAGCTATGAGAGCTAAAGAGTTTACAGAAGAGTATTACGATATTGATCCAGATAAGCTGCATAAAGCCGCTTATCTGCAACGTGCCGTGGACAAATATAACTCTCGCTACCAAAATAAAAAACCTCTGAAGAATCCAAATAGTCCTGATGATGTAGACGACCCCAAGACTCCAAATCCTCTTGCTACATTCGGAAATGCGTTCGTCCAACAGCTAACTGATCCAGAATATAAACCACCAACACTAACCGACAAGCTGATGTCAAAAGCGCAAAGGATTTATCAAGGTGCCGTTGCTGCCAATTCTAAAGTGTCGGGATCTAGATAATACTACAGCGGGGTCTTTTGCTTGACTGCTGATCTGATTAGTGTTATAACTAAAATATGATAAATTTTATAAAGACTCTATTCGTGCTATTGGCCATCAACTGGATGGCAGTTACAGTGGGTATTATGCTATGCCTTATCCCTTATTTGTATTGACACTATTTAGTAATGTGTTATATTAAATAATACAGAGGAGCACTAGTATGACTACTACAGCCGTCCACTACCGGGTTTTAAAAGAGCTCGAAACATTCTGTCTCCATCAAGGTTTTGAGCTACAGTCTAGTGAAGTATTTGGTACACCCTCATTAGCATTGATAGCAAAAGATGATTCCTTACCTGTATACACACGCAATATAGAATTAGCCCGCGGTACAGCAGAAGAGCTAAGAAGTTTCCTTTTGGGTTGGTCCAAAGCCAAAGAGTACTTTTCAATGCTTCGTTTAGTGGATGATAAAAAAATCGCTAGAGCAGAGCAAGACTATCGCAATAAGAAATTAACGGAGCTTATCAAATATGGAAAAAGAAAAAAAGATACAGAAGAGAGCGGATGCTGATACTAAACCAAATTTCTTATTATGGCTTATAGGTATTTTTATCTTTCACAAAATTCCATTCATCTTTTCTGTATATTATATACTATGGTCTTTAGGATTAGAAGATAAATCAATACTCATTCCATCGGCAATTATTATTGGACATTTTGCCACTTCTTGTTTTGATCGATTAGACGAAGAGGTAAATGATTATATAAATCAAAATCCTGGGTGAAGCACTATTAATGTTTGTACATCGACCACCAAATGACAATTTTACCATGAGGTTATTTCTTAAATTTGCTAGTCAAATAAAGATTCCACACGATAAATTATATATTTGGAGTGCAATACTTAATCCTAATTTTATTCATTACGAACCCAATAATTGGTATGATATAGACGAATATGGTCAAGAAAGATACAATCAACATATTATTGAGCATCCTGAAATGGAATTTCGAAATCAAATTTTAAATGAAATTAAAAATGATTTAGTGATGGTTGGAATCAAAGATCATTTAACTTCGTCACAGTTTAATCCTTGGGTTGATAAGATTCCTGATATGGCAAAAAATTTAGGATATCTTTTTAAAATGTTTGATGATAAACAATTTATTTTCTTTACGAGTCTAGAAAATATCGAACAATACTACGATGACTATCCCAATCTACATATAATTCCGTGGGGTGGCGATATAACAAATCAGATGCTAGAATATAAAGCATTAGATCCCATAACAGAAAAAGATATGAATAGCCCATACAGCTTTGTCTGTTTGAACAGAGGATTAAGACATCCGAGGGCTATGTTGGTTTCTCTACTATATGGATTAAGATTAGAGAAAAATGGAATGATATCTTGTATGTTCCAAAAAGAGATTAAAAATCTACTTAAAACAACAAATTGGCAATTTACTGAGGATCAAACAGAAATAAGAGATTTATTTGAGAATGGATTTAAGAGATTCAAACGCAGTAAACTTTTTATAAATGATAGTAAAGATATATACGGATTATCACACAATGATAATGTGAGTAATTTTAAGAACAGCTTGTCTGCATATTATAAGCAATCATTTGTTGAATTGATAGGCGAGACTTCGTATACCGAACCTGCTTTTAACATAACTGAAAAAACGCTGAACAGCATCTACGCATACAACTTTCCAATAATGATTTCTAGCAATGGATCTGTTAAATTCCTAAGAGACATAGGTATAGACGTATTTGATGATATAATAGATCACAGCTATGATTTAATAAAAAACCCCATAGATCGTATGTATAAAGCGATAACTGATAATCTTTTATTGTTAACAGACGTTGAAAGAACAAAACAATTATGGATTAATAGCAGGCACAGGTTTGATTATAATTTAGCTTTTGCTAAGAAAAATCTGTATGATTTTTATATATCTAGAGCAGAAACTAGATTTGCAGAAACACTTCAAAAGATTGAGGACAAATGATTAACGAAAAAATAGGATATTATCAAACTGGTTTCCGTAGATTCCATAATACTATCGAAGCTATGCTAGAAGAGAAACGTACTGGATACAGTCTAGAATGGATATTTAATGATAAATTATATGGTGCTATAGATTGGACCGTACCTATCGAGGTTCCCTTAAAGGAATTATACAGGTTGCGGGCTAAACAGCTGAGAGAGAAATATGATTATCTCCTCTTACAATTTAGCGGCGGTGCTGATAGCACAAACGTATTGCATAGTTTTATTGATAATGATATATTCCTAGACGAGATATCTATGAGTGTGCCTGGATTAGACAGAAAGAATCTAAACGGTACTGACAGAGATCCCAGGAATCAATATGGAGAAATTGATTTCGAAGCAGTGCCGCATCTACAGAAATATAAAAATCTATTACATCCAAATACCAAGATAAGGTTTGTTGATATCTCAACACCTACATTTGATATCGTCAATAAGGCACAAACTCCAGAAGATATATCTCTAGGTCTAGAGCCAAATGTCAGGATGGTATGCAAGTCGGCATATTACAATGATCGCGACACTCAGGAACTAGTAGATAAAGGTAAAAAGGTAGCTCATATACTAGGAGTAGACAAGCCGTTAGTTCATTTTGACGGAACTGATTATTACAGTTTCTTTACTGATAGTAATGCCTATCATCAACCCATGCCTGAGTTTACTAGGAAGAATATGCAGGGATCGTATGATACTGAATTCTTTTATTGGACTCCCGATCTGCCAGAGATCGTTGTCAAACAAGCCCAAGAAGTAAAGCGAGTAGCACAATTAGATGTTTATACTAGGACTATGTTATCAAAGATAAGAAGTTCTCATATAGAGAATTTTAGAGATGTGCTTCATCCTATCATATACCCCTCACATACACACCCTATATTCCAAACTAAAAAGGGAGGTGTTAAGCTGATAAGAGAAAAAGAATCTTGGTTTTGGGAAAATATAGATGAGAGGAACAAAGGAAAATATATAGAAATGATAGACTATCTAGGAAAAAACATTAATGAGAGATCTTTAATAGGTGGCAACATAGCCAAAGGTTTCAAAAGCATAAGCACAACGAGATTTTATAAACTGTAAGTTCAATCATAAAATTTTCCAACTTCTGGAAATATCGATCGCCATTCTAACTTCCTGACCTTATCCCAATGATCTAGATAGTTAACCATATGTCTATGATCATTGACTGGAACTTCTCTTAATATATTACTTACTGTATGATTTTCTCCTAGGGTTGACCAAACCTTTTCTCTAAGAGCCATCGGTGTGTTTGAAATATTTAGAGTACCTTCTCCTCGTATGTAGCTTAATTCTATAGGTTTATTATTATGCGATATCTTAGCATTCGCATCTAACCATTCTTCCATTTCTAAAACGTAAAAGCTGTTCAGCGGAACCACACAGTAATTTATAAACAATCGGGTGTTGTCAGAGCATTCATTCTTAAACCTAAGAAGATTCTTAGATACTTTTTTCCATTCTAATGGCCATCTCATATAGTGGAACTGATCACCTATACCGTCTATGCTGATATTAAAAGTTACCTTATGGAACTTAGAGTAAAGATTCCATAGCTCTTCATCTGGAAAGATACTGCCATTAGTAGCATATCTCAGTGTCACTGTGCTAGGATCTTTTATTTCTCTTATCATATCTAAGTGTGTATTGGTTGCTAATGGTTCTCCTCCCCAAAAATGAAAATCTTTTACTTTATCTATATCGATTAATACTTTCAATCTATCTAATTCTTTTTTGACATTAGATTCCGGAAAATCAAGTAGTTTTAATTCTTTCCTCCATAGAGAACTTTGTATAGGTCCACATTGTATACAAGCAGCATTGCAGGTAGTATCTAATACTACTTCTAATTTATAGATGTCATTACCGATATCTCCGGGTATACGTTCAAAAGCATCTGTTCTCATACTGCTTCCGTGCGTAATTTCTTTCAATTTACATTTACTACAACCTGGGAGGAAATCAGTAGCAGTTGTATATTTGAGTCTTTCATCCTTAAAATTTTCATAATTGAATTCGATGTAATCATCATATAGACAACAGGGATTAAAGGATAATTTTCCTGTATCTCCCGGTACCCTGAAACTTAATGCGTTAGATAACACTCTACAGAACTTGTTTTGCATTTGATATTTATATACCACTTGACGCATTAAATTTTTTATGTTAATATATAATATAATAAGGTGAGATAATGATCAAAGTACAAGGCACTATCCCGCAAGAAGTAGGCGTAGCAGTAAGTGGAGGGGTTGATAGCATGGCAGCTCTCGATTTTCTACGGCGTAGGCACAAGGTTCGTGTATATCATGTCAACCACGGCACAGCATACGGCAACGAAGCCATGTCTCTAGTTGTTGACTATTGTCATAAACACCAGCTCCCTTATGATATACATTTCCTACAATCCCAAAAGCCCAAAAACAAGAGCTGGGAAGAGTATTGGCGTGACGAACGCTATGCGTTTTTTAAGTCGCAAGAACAGCAGATCGTGATGTCACATCATCTAGATGATTGTGTTGAGCAATGGGCATTTACAGCTTGCAATGGAGAACATCCTAGACCAATACCCTATAGACATAGCAATGTAATCCGTCCTTTTAGATTGAATCGAAAGGAAGAGCTAGTTAAATGGGCTACACAGCACGATGTACCTTGGTTAGAAGATCCAAGCAACAGCGATCCCAACACCAAGTTTACTCGCACTTTCATCCGTTTGTTCTTAGTACCTAATATGTTGAAGGTCAATCCTGGTCTACACAAGGTAGTTAAGAAGTCTATGCTGACCCAAGGAGAAGAACTATGAAGAAACTATTGATATTGGTATCATTGATATCAACACCAGCAGCCGCAGAAGTGTGGGCTACTGGCAAATGCACTAGCCAATACGGTGATCGTATCGAATATATCTTGCACGACGGCAATGGTTTTATTTCTTATGATAACAGCACACCCGAAGCTATGTTTTCTAAGAAAGAAAATGACTTAGGAATCATTACACACATTGGATCACACGGTAACCTAACAATGGTTGTTAATCTCAATAATGGTCGTGGTTATTATGTCACTGACTTTGATAATGGCCGACACTCGGAAGGTAATTTGTCTTGCAAACTAGGAACTATGAATCGATGACAGACACACTAACCTACCTAAAAGATGCTTATTCATTCTTAATGGATCCGGCCATCGGCAAAGCTATCGAAGAGATCGAACGACTCCAGAAGAAGTGTGATCTACAGACGATGATGCTGCGTCGGTTGGATGCTGAGAAGTTTCCAGGCACATATTTCATCCACAGTGGACTAGGTGAGACTGATGCTAACGGTATGCCAGAGCGTTTGATGGTAGTGCCTGCTTATGGCGTAGACTTCAGTTACATCTATCAACGCACAGATAAAACAACTGGACCAGAGTGGTGACAACATATTCTATCAACGGGTATGTCGTGGTACCTCCGGCCTCTCCTTGGGACAAAAAGGAACTAGTTATCCCGGCTATGTCATACAGATCCTTTAGTCAAACTCCCACCGAGGCATGGTTACGACATATGCAAACTACAGAATGGGATAGCTTAAAAGTTAATCGCTGGATAGATCGTGGTTATCGTTTAAGGAATGCCACTCTAACTATAGAGGACGAAGATGAGTAATATATTCATAGTGAGCGATACACACTTTGGTCATAGTAACATACTAAAGTTCACTGACAGTACTAGTGGCGAGCTTATCCGGCCACAGTTCGCATCTGTTGAAGAGATGGATGAGCATATGGTAGAACGTTGGAACAGTGTAGTAGGTGATAGCGATATCGTCTATCACCTCGGTGACGTTTACTTTGAGCACGGGCATAAGGTCTTGCCCAGACTCAAGGGGCGCAAGCGTTTGATCTTAGGCAATCACGACAATGGTAAAGCATCTTACATACAGGTCAACTTCCAGAAGGTCTTGATGTGGCGTATGTTTCCGGAGTTTAATTGTGTTCTAACACACGTTCCTATCCACGAGAGTGGGATGTTCAAGGTACAGTACAACCTACACGGGCATATCCATCAGAACCCTAGTCCAGGAGAGCGTTATATCAACTGCTCTGTTGAAGTGCAAGACTATACACCAAAGGCTATAGAGGAACTAGTACCTAGATGAAGTTCAAAGCAAAGAAATTGGATAGGCGATATAATGGATATACTTGGTTTAATTACATCGTGGAACCTGAGAAATATGTCCTTAAATATGGAATATCTATCCCTAAACCTACTTGGCAAGAAAAAGCAGAAGCTTTTAGCAAGGTTAGGCAATGGTGTTGGGAGACATATGGACCTACAGTTGAGTTAGGAATGTATTTTGATACTAATTCCTGTATAAATGATAAGTGGGCTTGGGATACAGACAATCATCAGATGCGTATCTATCTAAAAAGCGATGTAGAGCTAGCGTGGTTTCAGCTGAAGTGGGCATAAATACTCCAGCAGGAGATTTAAACCATGAGAGAGTTCGTAGTAGTAGCACCAGATGAAGCTAGTATTGATAGCCTACACGCTGATTTAACAACAGCAACAAACAAGCCTAATGTTCCTAATAGGATAGTCGAAGTTGCTGATCCTCGAGAACTAAACGAAGTAATGACACATTACTATCTCGAAGATCACGAAGCAGCAGCATTAGCAAACGATCCAAGAGTCCAGCACGTACATCTCAATCCTCTCAGAGAGATGGCTAAGCATTTTACTACTTACGGAAAAATGCTCAATGCTACAGAAACTCCTACAGCTTACAATAACACGCACGGAACCTTTACTCGCACATCAACTAATCCAGATGTTTATAATGTCAATTGGGGCCTGAGGCGCACGGGATTAGCAGCACCTGAAGCTAGTCCAGGTGCTACGTATGCTTATGACGAAGACGGCAGCGGTGTTGACATAGTGATAATGGATGATGGTATACAACCCAACCATCCCGAATTCCTAGATAGCCAGGGCAATAGCAGGGTGCAACAGATCAATTGGTATACTACTAGCCCTACTCCAACTACTCCAATGCCTGTGGGGTTTTATGATCTCAGCATACAAGGCGAAGGTGAACACGGTACCCACGTAACAGGCATAGCAGCAGGTAAGACTTATGGTTACGCCAAGGGTGCTAAGATCTACAGTATGAGGATATTCGATAATACTGCCAATGGTACTAAGAGCTTTACTAACGGTATAGGCACAGCATTTGATCTCATACGCTACTGGCATCTGGCTAAACCAAACGATCCCGCTACTGGACGCAAGCGTCCAACTATCGTTAATATGAGCTGGGGATTTGCTTGGTATTATAGCGGCAATCCAGCAAACCTAAATGCTAAGGTAATCACTAACATTACCTATAGAGGTTCAGCACATAACTATTCTACTAAGGTTAGCTATCAATCAGCTTACGGACAAGTCGGTCCAGAGCATGGATTCCGTGTACCAAGTATAGATACACAGATACAACAGGGCATGGCAGCAGGCATCATATATATCGCGGCAGCAGGAAACTATAGCCATAAGGTAGATTTATCTACAGGCCCAGATTACGGTAATTTCTATAAGAGCAACGTCTATGGAGTCAATCCTCCGGGAGTCGCTACATATTATCATCGGGGTTCTAGTCCAAGGGGAACTATAGATGTAGCAGCCGGCGACTATGCTACCATCACTGTACAGAACGTGCTCAAAGAGCAGCTAGCTACCTATAGCGAGCGTGGACCGGGTGTTGATATCATAAGTCCAGGAACCTATATAACTAGCTCAACTAGCGCTCTAAGTACTTTCAGTCCATTCGCATATGATTTCGGTACACAAGCACAGAACACATTCAAAGCCTGCAAGATAAGCGGAACCAGTATGGCTACTCCACAGGTTACTGGAATATGCGCTTTGCATCTAGCACGCCATCCGGAAACTACTCCTGCACAGATGTTAACTTGGGTGACTGCTAATAGCAAGAAGGGTGTAGTCAACACTACTACAACTGATAACGATTGGTTGAATAGTCGTGCATTAATGACACAGGCTAACAATTATGTTTACAATCCTTATCACGGTGGATTTACTGATTGACATCTGACAGGCTAATCTCTATAATAAGAGTATGAAGTTTAGGAACCAATTGCATCCCGGCGAAGGCCGATGGTATATGATAGGTCGTACTAAAACTCAAGAAGAAGACAAAGCATTTAGAGAATGGATGGATAAGCACTGTCCTGACTGTATGTATATCCTTAGGTTTAACAATGGCGATCCCTACTGGGAGATTCGCGGCGGAGATAAGAAATGGCAATCGCTCATCTTGCTAAGATGGACTACCCTAAATTAGGCAAACGATATTTTATGAAAGATGATAAAGTATGCGAAACATATACTATCGTTGTATCTTCTTTTTGTATGGATGAATATAGCGATGATCCTTATGTTACGGCTGCCGAACCAATATATAAATGGCAGCAGACCGAAGCAGGTAAATTTATAATGGAACACGCACTAGATCAACCTGAGTTCTTTTGCATCCGAGAACCACATACAATGCAGACACGCATACGGATTACAGCTACATTAGAAGGTAAAGATCTGACTTTTTATAAATTGAAATTTCCTGAAGCATTGGTTTAATTACTTGACAAATCTCTTGTATTATGTATAATAGAATAACAGGAGATTAAAAATGCCTAAGTTTTATATGTTAATAGGTGTGCCGGGCGCAGGTAAGAGCACTTGGCTCAAGCATTACCAAAATGGTGAACTAATCGTAAGCAGCGATTATCATATTGAAAAGCGAGCAGAAGAGAACGGAACCTCATATAACGCTGAGTTTGCTGATATGATTAAGATTGCTACCGCAGCCGTGCAGCAAGAAATGAAAATCGCTTTTGCGGCAGGACAGGATGTGATACTAGATCAGACTAATATCTCTAAGAAGAGTCGTGCTGGCAAGCTACAGTCAGTTCCAAAGGACTACGAGAAGATTGCAGTGTTCTTTCCTACTCCAGAGTGGGATGAGCATCAGCGGCGTTTAGATAGCCGTCCAGGCAAGAGCATCCCGTGGAACGTGCTCAACGGCATGATCCGCAGTTTGGAAGAGCCTTCATACGATGAGGGCTTTGACGAGATAATTACCGCTTGACACAATAAAACAACTCTGCTATATTATCATAACACTGAAAAAACAGAAGGATCATACAGTGACTTACTTCCTACGTAATGGTAATACATTCCGCGTGTCCGATGAAGCAGCCCTTGACCTACACAAGCTGCTGCCTCCGGGCAATTACATTATCAAGCAGGATATGTTTGGCAACCTATTCTTGGAACAGACTGGTGATTTTGAATACAAAGGCAAGCTCTACGGAGATACCGGACGCAATGCAGATCGAATCTTGAATACCTTTGATTCTCGCACTGCTAGCACAGGTGTGTTGCTAAACGGAGAGAAAGGCAGCGGCAAGACGCTACTGGCCAAGACACTTAGTATGCGCGGAGCCGAAAAGGGCTATCCAACGATCCTCATTAACTCAGCATGGAAGGGCGATGCCTTTAACAAGCTGATCCAGAGCATCGAGCAGCCCTGCATCGTGCTGTTTGATGAGTTTGAGAAGGTATACGATTCCAGCGAACAGGAAAGCATCCTAACGCTGTTGGATGGTGTGTTTCCTAGCAAGAAGCTGTTCGTGCTTACTTGTAACGACAAGTGGCGCATTGACAGCCATATGCGCAATCGTCCAGGACGCATCTTCTATATGCTAGACTTTAAAGGACTAGCTGTTGAGTTTATCCGTGAGTATTGTGAAGATAATCTCAATAACAAGACACATATTGATAGTATCTGCAAGATCTCTACACTATACGATGCTTTCAATTTTGATATGCTCAAGGCTCTAGTTGAAGAAATGAACCGCTACAACGAAACTCCTCAAGAATCTATGCGTATGCTTAATGCTAAGCCAGAGCACAGTAACAAGATCAACTACAAGGTGGAAATGATCAAGGATAATCTTCCTGTTAAGGTTGAAGAGAATTGGCACGGAAATCCGCTGACAGGCAATTTAATGTTTGACTACGTAGATGGAACTGACGAAGCCGGCGACGAAAACTGGCAGACTATCCGTGTTAGTCCGAATGATCTCAAGAACATTGACAGCAATAGCGGAGTGTTTATGTTTAGTTTTGAAAACGGATTTATCAAGCTAACCCGCGAAAGGGTTCCAGAGTTTAATTATTTTAATGCGTTTTGATCAGCTTGACTTGCGCACAAAATCTGCTATAATAATAAAAATAGGAGAGCAAAATGCGTTATCAGTTTCCGTCTATACAGCATCTAGATGATGTGCGTCCTGCTATCGAGGGGTGTGATGAGTTCATCATCGCAGAGCGTGAATGGGGCTATGTGGTTAACTACATGGTCGCAATGGCTGATACCTTTCCGCCTGTAGATGAATCTCCCGAACTTGAGCACGATCTGATCGCAGAGCGTAACGCCATCCGTCGTGAGTGTCGTGGTCTATTGTTTAACAAGGATGGCACTATAATGAGCCGCCGCCTGCACAAGTTTTTCAATGTGAACGAGCGTGATGAGACGCAGTTCAGCAAGATCGATTTTTCACAACCTCACGTCGTGCTTGAGAAGCTTGATGGATCTATGATCACTCCTGTGATTGTAGGTACTACCACAGGACCTGATGGTATCATATCGGGTGGATATGTGCGTTGGGGCACCAAGATGGGTCTTACTGATGTAGGTATGGGTGCAGAGGAATTTGTGGCTCGCAATCCCGATTATGCTCGATTTGCTATGTTTGTCATGACACTAGGTATAACTCCTGTATTTGAATGGTGCAGCCGCAAGCAGCGTATCGTGATTGATTATCCTGAGGATCGTCTGGTTCTCATCGCTCTGCGTCACACTGTCACTGGAGAATATAAGAGCTACGGTGAAATGTGTGCTTTGGGAGATCAGTTTGGCATCGACGTAGTCAAGGCATACGATGGTGATTCGGAGGACTTGGCTTTACTAATGGATGAAACTCGTTCCTCACAAGGAATCGAAGGATGGATCGTGCGCTTTGACGATGGGCATATGCTCAAGGTCAAAGGCGAATGGTACCTTCGCATCCATAAGACTAAGGATCATCTGAGCCAAGAGAAGAATGTGGTTGAAATGATAACTTCTGCAGGTATCGATGATATCAAGAGCTTTATGCTAGATGACGATCGCAAGCGTCTAGAAGCTTTTGAATCTGAGTTCTGGGGAGGTATCGCTAGCAGTGTTGACAAGTACGATAAGTATTGGTTGATGGTACAGAATGCCGGATTGGATCGCAAGACCTATGCCCTACAGTGGATGCCTACTATCAAGGACCAGGATCCTTTCGCTCCGCAGTTTATCTTTGGTAAGTTTGATGGTAAGAATACCCGCAATATGATCATCGATGCTATCAAGAAGAACTGCGGAACACAGACTAGGATAGATAGTGTGCGCGGCCTTTGGGAAGGAGCACATTGGAATTATCAGTTTGATGGAGATAGCTAATGCGTATCATAGGTGGGCACGATTATTATGATTCTGCCCTAGCATATGGGCAAGATAGCGAAGTTGTCTTTGTGCGTGAGCACAAAGAGATCTCTGACAGAGATTGTCCGCTTTATGCGGGCTATCCCCATAGCATCATTAAAGGCAAATCTTGGAGTGACAACAACACTCTTAAGTATAAAGATCCTGCATTAGGTATGACTGTTTTGGTGCTGTTGCCTATCAGCATCTATGTAGCAGGAAAACACTATGGCGGAATACGTGTAGTAAAAGAGTTTGGTAGTGAGATACTTAACGTATTCTGGCGCTATGATGACTTTGTTGCCTGGCTAGCAGGGTTTGATAGAGAAGTAGCTAAGCCTTCTTCTAAAAGATACAAGTGGGAGAAGTTAGAGACGGAGAAAGATATATTTCCCGATCTTAAAACCTTCTTTATCCCTATAGCAGCTACAGCACAACAGCTAGAATGGTTGATTGATAACAGGGTAGTTACAGCAGTTTGGTGCGAGCGCAGAGATCGAGGCTACTATAGGAGAAATCCTATAATGTGGCAATGCAACTCTGCAGAAAACGGCAAGTCTCTCAAGGATTACGGCTTCCCTAAAGCGATCGATCCCTACACTCTGTTCCAAGAGATCAGTATGTTTGTTGGAGGTGTGATTCCCTGCAATCCTAATCCAATGGTAGAGATCACCAACGATGTTGTTAAGATAGCCAAACACGGGTTTGACAAATGGACCTTCCGTAGACACAAGGATGATGCATAATGATTAACTATGTACAGCCCATGCCTACCAAGAAGGTATTGTGGGAACGTGTAGGCGACCGCTATTGGCTAAAAGCCAAAGATACTGAATATAATGAAAACATATTCCATACTCCGACTGAACTACAGATGAAAACTGTACAGGAATGGTGTAAAGCTAATAGCTGTGGTAAGCGCATGAGTTTTAGTGAGTTCCGTTTTAAGAATGAAAAAGAGATGTCTCTATTTCTGCTGAGGTGGTCGTGAAATTAATATACGAGAAATGGGTCAAGAGGAAACATTTGATGAAACGCAAATGGGAATACAGTCCAGCCATCCGCACGTTCTTCTGGGAGCGTACTACATCTGATCACCTAGTCAATCGCAAGCTAGAAGACGACGACGATTTTGTTGAATGGTGCTGGCAGCACGACTGTAATGTTCACGAGACTTGGGTTGAGCTTCCTGATGAAAAGACTGCGAGCCTATTCCTCCTGAGGTGGTCGTGACTGAAACTTATGTTGATTATAAGATGGGTGAGGGGATGGAAGGAATAATCAAAGCCCGAGAAGCAGCCGATTGGCTAGAGAAGGAACTACCTAACCCTCCAACGGACGAACCACAGCTATGGGATCTATATTCTCTAGATGACGATGTTTGGATACGGATTTATGATAAGAAGGCAGCTGTTATATTTGCGCTGAAATGGTTATGAGTCTACCACCTATCGAATTAAATGACGATCAATGGAACGATTTAAGGCATAAACTAATCGAACAATACGGAATCACTATCATGATTCCTAGGGTGCAACGAACTAAACTTGGATTCGTTGTTCGATCTAAAAGCCCAACATGGGGCAGTGGTTACTATCTCGATTTTTGGGAAGAAAAATACAAGACCATGTTTTTATTGAGGTACAAATGATAGAACCTATCAGAGAAATATGGGAATGGATTAAACAGGACTGGCGCAGCCATCCTGTTAGATTCGTAGTGGAAACGCTCTGTTGGGTAGATAGTTTAGTTTGTGCAATTATAGTTAACAGCACAGTACCTAACTTACCTTTCTTGCTTCTTTATCCGCTTTGGATCGGTGGTACATTGGCCTATGCTTGGTGTGCTTATAGCAGAGATAGTTTTGGTATGTTGGCTACGTTTTTAATGATAGCCAGCATGGATAGCGTGGGATTTATAAAGGTATTGTTGCAATGGATTGGGTAGAACTAAAAGCAGATCAAAAGTGGCTCTACTATGAAACCGGATTTGAACAGCTGCATCCTATTCCCTATATACATTCCTGGATGGAAGATCAAGGATTGAAATATTATAAAGATTGGAATGTGTTGCGCAGAGGACAAGAATACTTCTTCCAATTCCCTAATGAAAATATAAAATTATTGTTCTTGCTTAGATGGAGTGGCATTATCGCTTGACAATCCTCTGTTTTATGTTATAATATATTATAAAGTAAGGAGAGCAATCATGGATAACGAACAACCTTGGAACTACAGCTACAAGTACACTTACAGTTGGACAAAGCGCAATTGGGTAGAAGATTGGAATGATGATGCTCTCGTTCGATTGCTAACAGATTTGACCACTAAAACTGTGATGGATCATCAGGATCTTAAAGAAAAAGATGTAAAAAACAGTGGTTGTGCGTTAGCTAAAACCATGCTAGAAAACATAGGCATCAAGTGTCCCAACCTCTGAGCACCAAAAAGCTGAGGAAGATAGTTAATTCTATCCTCATCAAACACGGTTTAGACAAAGCCAAAGCTAAAACAAGGCAGCTGCCGCGTTGGGGTTCTTGGAACACACCACCAAACTTTAAGTCTTATGAGTATGGTGGTACATTACGCAAGATACATTTCCATATGGAATTTGATGATCGTGAACAGCGTGATAAGGTTTGGAAAGAGATCACTATGATGTTGAGCCTAAGTGGCTATCATCACGAGGGTCAGGCTTTAAAGATAGAATTTTGGACTACTAACATAGCAGTAGATCTGTACGGGGTTATAAACTAATAGAGGATGGAATGTTTAATATAACGATTGAAAACGAAACAGCCGAAGCACTATTCCGTGATATCCTTATCCAGGATTGGCGAGGGTTGAAAAGCGAGATAGCAGCTTTAGAAGCCAAAGGGGATGATATTAAACCTTTTGAATCTGAAGATTTAACTGCTGATCGCCGCTGGGTTGCTGCTATAGAAACACTAATGGAATACTATCTCACCTATGATGCAGCGCAGCAACTCCTCAATGAAACCACCAATGTTTGTAGGTAAGGTAATCGTATTTGATATCGATGGCACGTTAGCTAACGTAGACCATCGTCGCCACTGGGTCGCAAGCAAACCTAAAAACTGGGCTGCTTGGAATGCTGCAATGCATCTGGATACTGTCTATGAGGATATCTTATGGATGCTGAATCAGTTTGAAGCTGAGGGCACGACCCGTATCATTCTGTGCAGTGGACGTGGTAGCGAGACCCGTGCAGTCACTGAGAAGTGGCTGAAGGATAACAATGTCTACTACGATGATCTGTACATGAGAGCGGAGAAGGACAACCGCAAAGACTCAATCGTTAAGGTTGAGCTGCTGCACGATATCCAATGTGATTGGGGTTGGCCTTGGCTGTGGGTAGATGATCGCAAGCAGGTTGTGGATGCCGTTCGTGAGGCAGGTGTTCGTGTTCTGCAGGTTGCACCTGGAGATTTTTGATGTGGGGATCTCCTATTGAAGTAGAGCGCCGCAACAGGATCCGTCTTTCTGTTGCGGCGTATGCGTATGAATTTGAAAACGATAGCATTATAAGTGATGGTGATTTCGATTCTCTAGCTGAAGCTATCAACGTACAGATAAGTACCGATAACGAGCTGTTAGATGATTTCTTCCGAGAAAAGTTTGCGCCTCATACAGGGCAGTGGATACATGATCATCCTGAGCTTGAAAAACTAAAAAAAATCTACTATGGATACTATCGGAATCCGAGGAAAAAGAAATGAAACTGCAGATAATTAGTGATTTACATCTAGAATTCCGCGATCCGCCTACAATCGTTAATGCTGGAGCAGATGCACTTGTGCTCGCTGGCGATATCTGCGTGGTAGATCATCTTTATAAAAATCCAGCAACATATGGGTTACCTAACAATGGATTCTATGCTAAAGATGCCGAACGTTATCGCGAGTTTTTCAATCATATCAGCTTAGAGTTTGATACTGTCTATTATATCATGGGTAATCACGAATACTATCACGGTAGATGGAATAACACAGCCGAAAGATTAAGGGATGCGCTTGAGCCTTGGCCAAACATCACTATGATGGATAACACTTGGCTCAATATAGGTGATACCCGTATCATTGGCACTAGCCTATGGACTGATATTAACAATGCCGATCCATTGACGATGGAGGGTGTTAGATTTATGATGACTGACTACCGTGCTATCACTATCGAGAACAGCGGGGTCTATCATAAGCTGCGGCCTATCGATACAGTTAAAGCTAATAGATATGCAGTAGAATTTATTAAGGAAGGTGTGCGCGGCTGGGACGGCAAAGTGGTAGTGCTTGGGCATCACGCTCCATCACATAGCAGCATACATCCAAAGTACAAGAATCAAGATGTAATGAATCACGCATTTGTTAATAGACTTGATGAGTATATTGTTGATCATCCTCAGATCAAATTATGGGTCCACGGACACGTACACGACTGTTGGGACTATATGATCGGCGACACCCGTATCGTTTGTAACCCTAGAGGATATCCAGGAGAGACGAATGGATTTAATCCTAACCTTATTGTGGAGATATAAAATGGACAATTACTGGCTTAACGAAGCGTGTAGCACACAGGCTAAGTTAGATAATGCTAACACAGAGATCGAACAGCTGCGCGAGTTTGTTAAAGAAGTAAAATCTTTGACAGAAAAATATGATGTCATTGCTTGCACTAACGGCAACAGATATGCTAGTGTTAGTCCTAAGAAGATACACGATGTGATACGCAAGATAGATCCAGAATGGCGGAAGGATAAAGAATGAAATGTTCAGACAGTTTGCTGTATATTCTAGAGATGAACATTTCGTAGAAGTACTTACTTGGTTGAGAGAAAACAATATCAATCGAGAATCACACATCAACAGGACTAGGTTTTGGATGCCTAAAGGTCCGTTGCTTACTGAATTTTTATTGCGCTGGGGAGATGTCTGTCCCAGAGTATACGACGACGAAAACGTTCAAACTGGATATAGAGTGCCTAAATGAATGATATGGACGACTTATATAATCACTATCAACTGAGGATCGTAGATAGCCACCGCCGAGCTCCTGTGATGCGTTTGCCGTTATCATATCGGATAGACATGACTGCTGTGGAAGCAATGCAAATGGAAAAGTATCACAGTGAAAGGCTGTATACTATCGAAATAACTGAAAGCAATCTCGATAGGTTGAATACAGATATGAAACACTTCCGAGAGTATTGTCGAGATCCAGGAGATTATCGTGAGATGCGAGAGCACGAAGATTGGACTCGTAAGAATGTTCCAGCAGTAAAGAAAGCTTGGGAAAACTATAAGATGTTACTACGTCTAGCAGCAGAGGGCCGCACACTTGATTAAACCTTTACGCGATGATCTTATGGTACAGCAACAGATCAATGGGGCTTGGCAGCATATGGTTGGTGTAATTATGCTCAACCAAACGGGCCGGAAGCCTGTAAAAACTGTGCTACCGGAATTCCTTTCCCGTTGGCCCACGGAGATGCATTTCTATTTTCTCGCAGATCCAGATGTTGTTAAGGATGTAATCAGACCATTGGGTATGGTTAATGTGCGCGAAAAACGTTTGCGTAGGATGACACAAGATTTCTTAACTTGGGATAGAAATAATGCTGCTGACCTCTACGGTATCGGTAAGTATGGCAGCGATAGCTATGAGATCTTCTTTAAACAAAACTATTCAGTACAGCCCACAGATAAGGAACTCATACGCTATTTGAAAGAAGAGATAAACATTGAACATATTTGAAACACAGACAGACTTTATCACTAGAGATCCACGCACTGATCAAGCTATCGAACGGGAATTCACTGCAGAAACGCAGCTAGCAAGATATGAAGCTTGGATACCCCCACAGTTTTTAAAAGATAAATCAGTGCTGGATTTAGGTTGCTGTCTAGGAGCATTTGGAGCATATGCTTTAAGCAACGGAGCTAAGAAATATGTAGGTGTGGAAATAAGCAAACCATTGGCAGCTATCGCTGATCAAAATCTCACCAAATATTATGGGTACTTAGATAACTGGGATATCGTAACAGATAGCTGTGAAACCTTCCTTGAGAACAATTTGGAAGAATACGATTATATAATCATTGGTGGAGTGCTACACGCTATCACCAATTTCCTTCCTGTCCTAACTGCTATGGCAACTTGTGCTAATACTATAGTGATCGAAAGCATACATCCACCTATCCCTTTTTTATTACCTTTGATTAATGAGATAGGAAAACTAAAGGGAGAAGAATCATATGAGAGCTTACATAAGCTAATGCTCGGTGTTGAATACGGTTACCCATTTGTTAGCTACAATGATAATGGTAAGATGATGCATCATGACAATCACGAAGCAGTCAGCAACATACTAGGGATCTTACCCAGCATGGGCGCACTCAAGATTATAATGAATCGTTTGGGTTACAAGGAAGATATACGAGGATACAATACGCTTAAGAAAGAATATCCAGAACATTACGGTTTCGGCAAGAGATTTCTATTAGCATTCGTGCGTGATAGCAAAGCTAAACCAATGAGCTATAGCGAGCTAATAGATAGCGAGCACAAAGAAATAATGGAATGGCGAGACGATAATGCGAAAGGAACCATTTAATGTTTAACAACATAGATAAGAATATTTTATTACGATTAATGCTATTACATACAGCAGTGATTGCATTTAGCAACTTTTTAGTTAACTTCAAATTTACGGTGTTTGATAGTCCGATTGCCTACAGTACGTTAGTCTACCCATTGGTATTCTTGCTAACTGATCTAACGGTAAGATTGATAGGCAAGAACACGGCTAGGCTAGTAGTGGCAGTAAGTTTTATCCCAGGTATCCTCGCTAGCATACTAGTTATAATGGCTAGTGGTGCTCCGGAATCGGTCGCTGTACGAGTAGCCCTTGCTAGTGGATTTAGCTACATTGTAGCACAGTTACTAGATGTATATGTATTCCAGTTTCTACGCGAAAAGTATACACAGTGGTGGATCGCTCCATTAATTAGTGGCAATGTTATGATGGCGCTATCAACATACTTGTTCTTCGCAGCAGCATTTATTGGAAGTGCAAACGCATTTATGGCAGAGCATTGGTTTGAAGTAGCCACTAACGGTGTGCTTGGCAAGCTGATATTTGCATCGGCGATCATCGTTCCACTATATGGAATGGTTCTTAACTATCTATTAGGGAAACAAAATGAATCCATTACCCAAGCATAGTGCTAGCTGGAATAGACTAGCACCACCATTGCGTCCTACTACTCAAGTAGCACAGCAGATGCGAGATCTCTGTGTTACGGGTGAGACTCTATTGCTAGGTGTAACACCGGAATTCCATCCGCTATTTGATAACCTGCTAGCAGTAGATGTTAATCAACACATGATAGATACTGTTTGGCCCGGAGATACCGAATCCAAAAAAGCCATTCTAGCTGATTGGAAAACAATGACTTGGTCTCCAGGACAGTTTGGAAATATCATAAGTGACGGTGCTTTGGGACTGTTAGGTAAATTAGACAATATGGTTAACTTTGCAAACAAGTGTAAGCTTTGGTTAAAACCAAATGGTCGATTGATACAGCGTGTGTTTGAACGCCCAAGGATACCAGTTACGATAGAAGAATTAAAATACGACCTACAAGCCCGCACTGGGTTAGGATGGAACGGATTCAAATGGAAGATGGTCTATTATATAGCAGCAAAAAATAACGGACCAGTTGAGCTAGCAAAAGTTAGAGATCTATTTAATGAGATAGCACTGGATCGAAAATATGTTGCCATGAGCACGGGATGGAATATAGATGATATCAATACGATAGATCTATATGAAAACATAGACACAGTGACTTTTGTGCCAGACAGGCAGCAGTGGGTGTGTGTATTTGATATTGCAGATTTTGTAGAAACTACAGGATATGATCTAGCAGACACTTGCCCTATCATAGTTTGGAAAAAAGATGGCAAGTAAGATAGAAGCACTCAAGACATTAACGGCTACTCTATCACAGCTTCAGTGGTATACTCCCAAGGCTCTTAGGGATATACAGACCGTAAAGCTCAAGTCATTAGTAAATCATCACGTGAAGAACAGTGAATGGTTCCTAGAACGCATAAGAGTGTCCGGATTACAGCCTAAAGGTATATCGGTAGATAATATCACTGCCCTACCTTTGCTTTCTCGTAGAGATATACAATCGGCAGGTGAAAGTTTCTTTGCTAGAGAAGTACCAAAGGATCACGGCAAGCCGGGCGTAGTCAAGACCTCAGGGTCAACAGGCGAACCTGTAGTAATCAAAGCTACAGATACAGTAGCACAGTTCTTCTACGCATTCAACTATCAAGAGATACTTTGGCACAAGAGAGACTTTAAGTCAAGGTTAGCTTCTATACGAGCAGGACACCATGAAAATAAAGAAATATCTAACTGGGGTGCTCCTTATGCGCTAATGCACGAAACTGGACCTATGCTGTCTATCAATATATGGACTGATATCAAAGAACAAGATAGGCTATTGCGCGGCTTTAATCCTAACATCCTCATCGTATATCCCAACAATCTAAAGGCCCTGCTAGATATATGGGAGAAGGATATTCCCCAGTTCAAACTTAAACATATCAAAACTATAGGCGAGACTGTTAGCGATAGCCTCAGAGTTAGGACTAAGCAGCTATTTGGATTAGATATCGAAGATTCATATAGCAGCCAAGAGATGGGTTCTATCGCAGCTAAATGCCCAGACAGCGATCTCTATCATACTATGGATCAAAATCTCGTAGTAGAAGTTGTAGACGATCGAGGTGCTCCAGTCACAGCGGGGTCTATTGGCAGGGTAGTAGTTACTGATCTACACAATTATGCTAGTCCAATGATACGCTATTCTATAGGCGACTATGCTGAACGTGGACCGGAATGCAGTTGTGGTAGAGGATTGCTAACACTAAAGCGTGTAGTAGGTAGAGAACGCAATCTAATCATACAGCCGGATGGTAGGCGCTATTGGCCCATGGTTGGTATGTATAACTTTGACGAGCTAGACTTTATCATACGCAAGTATCAGGTCATACAGCACAGCAGAGAAATGATCGAATATAAGATAGTAACAGACGATCCTATAACGGAGACACAGAGAGAAGCTCTAATAGCTATCGCTCGTAAGGCACTAGGTGATGCATTTACCTATACGGTTACACGTTATGAAAAGGAATGGCCACTCCCTCCCAACGGAAAGTTTGAGGAATTCGTCTGTAAAGCATCCTAATCATTATATTATCTGATTAAATACGTGTATAATGTTTAAATAACAGAGGAGTTGTTATGGTCAAATACTATTCATATATAATAGCCTGCCTTGTGTTTATTTCTCCTGCACCTGCGTTTTCTAGTGAAATGGTATTCCAGTTTAAGAATCCAACATTTTCTGGCATAGGTTGGGGATCACAAGTGCTCACGATTGAGAACGAAGAGTATACTCGACAGCAGGCCCGTGATGCGCAGCGCAAAGCCGATGCAGACGCTGTTAAAGCCGCATTGCAAAATACCAACCTACAGAAGTTTCTCAACAACTTAGAATCTCGCATATATGCACAGCTGAGTTTGCAGTTAAGCAATGCTATGTTTAGCGGAACTAGTACATCAGGATCTATGGATTTCCAAGGTAGCACTATTAGTTGGGTGCAGGATCTGTCTACTAATACTATTAATCTTACCATAACAGATCAAAGCGGTAATCAAACAAATCTATCAGTTCCGATGGGAGGATTTAAATTCTAATGAAAAAATCTTTCCTCTTGATACCGTTGGTAGCGATGCTATTAGCAGGGTGTGTCAGCAACAAGACCTTAGACAGGATCGCTGATACTATAAATGATAACGATAGTGGAGTCCCTTCACCAACTGCCCAACCTATAACAAAGCTTCGACGAAGTCCGCTAGCAGATATTCCTGCATTAGCAGGAGATCCTATAACTATCGCAGTTTATAATTTTAGTGACAAGACAGGGCAGAGGAAACCAAACGACACTGTAGCCGTATTGAGCAGCGCAGTAACACAAGGTGCTGAAGTATTCCTTATCAAAGCACTACAGGACGCTGGCAAGGGAAAATGGTTCCAAGTTATTGAAAGGGTAGGATTAGACAACCTAGTTAAAGAAAGACAGCTTATACGTAGCCAACGTGAAACTTACGAAGGTAAAGAAGCTAAACCACTTAGCCCCCTACTAGTCGCGGGTGTTATGATCGAAGGTGGCATAATTGGATACGATAGTAATATAGCTTCCGGTGGCGCTGGAGCTGCTATGCTTGGTATCGGTGCTTCTGCACAGTATAGGACAGACGTGGTTACTGTTGTTATGCGATTAATAAGCGTATCCACTGGTGAAGTATTAGTTACTTCAGGTGCTACTAAAACCATACTTAGTGCAGGCGTGAGCGGAAACGTGATGAAGTTTATTGATCAGAACACAATGAGCATACAGCTTGAGTCTGGTTACAACATGAACGAACAGAGTACCTATGCTGTTCGTCTTGCTACTGAAGAAGCTGTAGCAGATCTGATAAAACAGGGCGCGGCGAAAAAATTATGGGCATTTGCCGTCCCTAAGAGTACTAAGCCCGACGGAGCTAAAAAATGAAATACCTAGTAGCAGCAGCATTAATTTTCTTATCTACAAACGCTTTCGCTCAAACCGTGAACAGCGTCTATATGGATCAAAATGGAAGCAACAGCACGATCACGATTACGCAATCGGGCTCAAACAATGCTGCTGGTACAGAACTCAAAAACAATGTGTTCCACGGTAACAACCAAATCATTAATATCTCACAGATAGGCAGTGGAAACGTAGGTGACTTTACTATACAAGGCGATGGCGCTAGCCTAACTTCAAACGTAAACGGTAGTGTTAATACTGTAACTGTAAACTGCGGAACAGGTGCAGGCGGCGGTGCTGGATCTTCCTGTACTGATGCTATCATAGTCGCCAATGCAGAAGGTGGAAACAACTCTATTAATACTACTACTGGTGCAAAAAGCAAAAGCAGCACAACTATACAGGGTGATCACAACAGCACCCTTATCAATAATACTAGCAATAATCTCTTAGGTGCGGTTAGCAATATCAGCATAGTGGGTGGGTACAACGCCGTTAATATAAGCCAAGATGGTCCAGCTGGTGCCAACGGATTTGTAGCAAGTGTAAGTGTTACAGGTAGTACTAACACGATAGGTGTAGTCCAATCGGGATCGGTAGACAGCAATGTACAAATTAAGAGCAACGGCTCTAACAATACTATTTCTGTTCATAGCGGAAACTGAGTCTTTAGCAACATCTGTAGGTAAAATCACAGAGCAAACAGGTCTCACTGAACTACAGAGAGACAAGAAGAGCACCCCGACTAATATCAATACAGAAGTTGAAATGGACGATACTATCGTTACAGCTAAAAGCAAAACTAGGATAACTTTTAAAGATGATAGCCTAGTAGAGATAACCGAACAGAGCAGACTCTTAATAGATAGTTTTGTCTACGATGATACCACAAGCGATGCTGGTAAGCTTGGTATGAAAGTAGCGATGGGAACTGCCCGTTTTGCTAGCGGTCAGATAGCCAAACATACTCCTGAAAGCATAAAGATAGATACACCTAGCGCGACTATCGGTGTTCGTGGGACAGACTTTACTCTCACGGTAGATGAGCTAGGCAGGACCTTAGCCATACTTCTTCCAAGCTGCCCTACTGGGTTTAAAGATATAGAAAAAGACTGTAAGGTCGGAGAGATTAGTGTAAACACGGGTATGGGCACGATAATACTCAACAAAGCTTTTCAATCTACTACAGTGGCTAGCAGAGAAAGCAAACCCAGTAAACCTGTTATATTAGATCTCAATCCCGATCAGATCAATAACCTATTAATTGTTACTCCTCCTAAACAGGTAAAGCAAGTAGCAAAAGGAGCAGATAATAATAAAAATGCACTGGATATCAATTTCCTAGATCAAAAATTCTTAGACACAGCAGGTATGCTAGACGATGCATTCGTTACACAACAGAGTATGCTAGATATGGCTTATTTGGACAACTCTAGCTTCTTAATAAATATGCTAGATTTATTAAACAGCCAGTTATTAGACGATCAACTTAGTTCATTCAATACGATGTTGCCTAAGTACCCGCCTAATAAAGCAGCAGGATTAAAGTATATGCTCGTAGATACTAATCTGACTCTATATAGGATCGCTCCTGGACACGTTGCTTCTGTGAATCTAGATAAGGATTCTCCCAGCACCCTCACTCTCGTACAAGATGGAGTGACGATAGTGCAGAATGTTAATAACCAAAATGGAACCAAGATAACCATAAATCAAAGTAAGTAAAAAATGAGATATACAATAGTGATACTACTGACAATGATATCAAATGCGTATGCACAAAATACTGTCTATATCGATCAGATCGGTAACAATAATAGCATCGCTATAGATCAAATCAATACTACTAATAGTTCTGCTATCGTGCTTAACAAAGGCGATAATAATGCTGTCACTATAACACAAGAGGGTACCGGAAATAATACAGCATTTATTGGTGTCCCACCCAATTTACCTACCGGACCAAATGCTCCGCTTACATATCCTGTTACAAATAGCAACAGCAATAATACACTAAACATAACACAAACAGGTACTGGCAGTTATAATGCAGCAATAAACTTAGATCCCAATATACCTACTAGTAATAACACTGCTAATATCACACAGACTGGAGCTGCTAACAAATCTTTCCATCTCAGCCTAAGTGGCAATAACATAACTGCAAATGTAATACAGGATAGTGCTACCGTGCCTGATGCAGCATCATTAAGCATCCAATGCCTAACACCACCTTGTAGTGGTTACAGTTATACCAAACACTAAATAGTGGTATGAAAAGAATATTATTGAGCCCCTGGACCGCTCTAATAACTTTATTATTAGTAGTGGCTATAAAACTATCTAACCCTACCTTTGTAGAAAGCGTAAAGCTACGCTATTTTGATACTCTCATCACTAATAAAGCTCCTACAGCTAACAACATAATAACTGTTAACATAGATGAAGCTACACTAGACAAGTACGGACAGTGGCCGTTTAAACGCGATGTATATGCTGGTATAATAGAAGATCTCTATAAACATAAAGCAGGTTTGGTCGTTTGGAACATAATGATGCCTGAAGCCGATCGTATGGGCGGTGATAGTATATTGGCTAATACTATGAAAAACTACCCCATCTTGCTCAGCAACGTGCCTAGCATCAAGGGAAAAAACACTCCCAAGAATCCGGGTGCCGCGGTCATTAACGCAAAATATATGGATACTATCATACCCTATCCGGGTATCATAGCTAACATCCCTGAGCTAGAATCAGCAGCAGTCGGTGTAGGAACTATCAATACACTACCTGAGATAGATGGTGTTAATCGCAGGATACCCTTATTGATCACTAGCGGTGGTAAGCTATATCCTAACCTATCTCTAGAAACTCTCCGTGTTATGGCAGGTGATAGCACCGTGCAGATTAAACTGAACGAAGACGGTGTTGATAAGATGCGCATACCTAAGTTTGGTGCAATAACTACAGACAATCTAGGACGCATATGGATAGACTGGAGCCAGACTAACAAGAGCTACAGTGCTATAAACTTACCAGATGATCTAGGAGGTGCTGTTGTTATAGTAGGCACTACCGCAGCTGGTATAGCTAATCCTGTACCAACAGCAAAGGGTGCTATATGGCCACAAGATCTACAGGCAGCGGTGCTAGGAACTATGATAAATGGGGTAAATATCCAGAGACCCGGATGGGCAGAAGGCGCAGAAACTATCGCATTGGTTGTTGCTGGTATCTTACTTCTAGTTTTAACAAGGTGGATGTATGTTGGACTTGCCTCAGTTATTGTATTGGTCGGCGGGAGTGTGCTACTTAGTCAGTATCTCTTTACTAGCTCTCTATGGTTATGCGACGCAACCATTTTTGTATCTGGAATCATCTTGGTCGCTCTGCATGCCTACGGAGTTAAATTCGTATCCGAGTTCCTTCAGAAGCAACAGATAAAGAAACAGTTTGGAACTTACCTAAGCCCAGACTTAGTAGCTAGGTTACAGAAGAATCCCGAACTGCTCGCATTGGGAGGAGACTCAGTTGAGCTATCAATCATGTTTACTGATGTTCGTGGGTTTACTACTATTAGTGAGCATTACGGAAGCGATGTTCAGGGATTAACCAAGATAATGAATCGCTACATGACAGCGATGACTAAGAAGATACTGGAGAATCACGGAACACTGGACAAGTACATCGGCGATGCACAGATGGCTTTTTGGAACGCTCCACTTAGCAATGAAAAACACGCAAAGGATGCTGTAAAGACAGCATTGGAAATGTTAGGAAGCCTAGATGAATTTAACAGAGAAGTTGCGCTTGAAGGTGTTCCACCATTTGGTATGGGATTGGGCATTAACACTGATACTGTTGTTGTGGGTAACATGGGTAGTAGCCAACGTTTCGATTATACTTGTCTCGGGGACGGCGTCAACTTGGCGAGCAGACTTGAAGGACAGAGCAAGCCATATCACGTCGCAATGGTAATAGGTCCTAAGACAAACGAATACGTGAAAGATGCATACTTTACTCTACCTCTAGATTGTCTAGCAGTCAAGGGTAAAAAAGAAGGTGTGAATATATTCACAGTATTAGGTGAGCTTTCAAAAGTTCCTATTGGATATAAAAATGCTAAGAATGAACACAATACTATGATGAACGCATATAATGCTCAGAGATTTATTATTGCTAAAAGCATAGCACTAAGTCTCAAAGGAAAGTTTGATGGTAAGATGGACGGCTATTACGATATGTGGGCAGACCGCTGTGATGAATATGCTAAGAATCCACCAGGCGAAGGGTGGGATGGAGTATACCGTACAAATACGAAGTGAGGTAAAGTGAAATATAAAAGCATTTTCATATCAGATGTGCATCTCGGGACAAAGATGTGCCAAGCAGACAAGCTATTAAATTTTTTGAGAGACACAGAAAGTGAAAAGCTATTCCTAGTAGGTGATATTATAGACTGCTGGGCTATGAGTAAAAGTATATATTGGCCTCAAGCACACAACGATGTGGTACAAAAGATATTACGTAAGGCACGTAAAGGAACTGATGTTGTTTATATAAGCGGTAATCACGACGAAGTATTACGCAACTTTGACGATCAGTTCTTTGGTAATGTAGAGATACGTGAAAAGACCATTTATATTGATACAAAGAATAGACCTATATTAATCATACACGGAGATCAATTTGATGTGGTAATGAAAAATGCAGCTTGGCTTGCCCATTTTGGAACTATAGCCTATGATTTTAGTATGAGGCTTAATGTTATTGTTAATAAGATCAGACGTTTATTCAAACTGCCTTACTGGTCATTGAGCCAATGGGCCAAATACAAAGTTAAATCTGCTGTCAATTTTATGGGAAGCTACGAAGATAAACTGAGTGGATATGCTAAGGCAGAAGAGTGCGTAGGTATAGTATGTGGGCACATACATCACGCTAACATACGTAAGATAAATGATATTGAATATATGAACTGTGGTGACTGGTGCGAGAGTTGTACGGCACTAGTAGAAAACTATGATGGTACTTGGGAGATAATCCGAAATGAGGATAACGCTAGTAACTGATACTTGGGCTAATATAAATGGTGTGGTCACTACACTAAGAGCCACAGTTAAACAGTTAGAGTCTTGGGGACACATTGTACAGGTGATCGAACCTAGTCAATTTAAAACCATAGGTGCTCCAGGCTATCCTGAAGTTAGGCTTAGTTTAGACATATGGCGTGTTGGTCCTATGATAGAAAACTTTAAACCTGATGCTATACATATAGCCACCGAAGGTACATTAGGATTAGCTGCACGTTGGTATTGTAAAGTAGACAAACGTAGCATACCACACAACACCAGCTATCATACTAAGTTTCCGGAATATCTAAACACCTATTTTAAGTTGCCAGTTGATTGGGGCTACTGGTTAGTCCGATGGTTCCATAAGTTTTCAACAAAAGTATTAGTAACTACAAACACTATGAAAACAGAACTTAGCAATCGAGACTTCCAAAGGTTAGAAGTTTGGAATAGAGGAGTTGACGGAGATCTATTTACTAGTAAGTTAAGAGAAAAGTTAGAAGTAAAAAGACCTATAATACTTTGTGTTAGTCGTGCTAGCAAAGAAAAAGGATTAGACGAGTTCTGTAGCGTAAAGATAGAGGGAACTAAGATACTGGTCGGGGATGGTCCTTACCTAGATGAATTGAAGCAAAAGTACCCTTATGTAAACTATGCAGGATATAAGAAAGGTAAAGAACTAGCAGAATATTATGCTAATTCTGATGTGTTTGTTTTTCCAAGCAAGAGCGATACATTTGGTGTGGTTATGTTAGAATCTATAGCTTGTGGTACTCCTATAGCAGCTTATCCAGTCACTGGACCTGTCGATGTAGTAGAGAACGGAATCAATGGTTATATGGATGATGATTTAGAAGTAGCTATAGCATATGCTCTGGAATGTGATCGTGCCATTGTTGAAGCAAGCAGTAAAAAATATGATTGGGCTATATGTACTAAGACATTCCTAGACAACTTAACGGAGATTAAATAGGTTATGAAGATACTCGGTATCCACGGTGCTTGGAGCAGTAGCATCAGTTTTAACTATCTAAAGCACAAGACCAAAATCAAAGATTGGCATTGCGTTGATTACGATCATCGTGTTAATGCTTACGAAGATATCCTAGCTATGAGCATAGGTGTGATGCGTGAACCATATGTTGCTATTGGACATAGCCTGGGTGGTATGATCGCTTTACATATGAGCCAAGACACATTATGTAAAGGTATTATAACTCTCGCTAGCCCATTAGCTGGTCTGGATCTAAATCTTATACAGCTCTATATGAGCAGAGCAAGTCTCATAGGCAAGATAGCGAATAGCAGCAGGCAAGTCCAAGAGATACACGAAATGCGTTATGATCACTTACCTGTTCTACATTTAATAGCTAATAAAGGATTTAATCCTTTTATATATGAAAGCAACGACGGAGTATTGCCTATTAAAGTACAGACAGGATGGACTTGCGGTAATGTTGCGGAGATAGCTGCTAACCATTATGAGATACTGCAAAGCGATGCCACAGTAGCAGCAGTAAAAAACTTCTTAAAATTATAACTTAAATGATTGGCAGACAGCTGCTACGCAGAGCAAAGCAAACATAGTTCCGAGAAAAATAGCAGCGTCTATAGGTAACCTATATCCAAACATCCATATATCGTATATATTTTCAAAATTACTGATCATTCTTTACAGGTGCTGTTGGTTGTATGTATATCTTAGCGTTGCCTGGATCCGGAGCTTGGTGCGCCAATTGTTCGGCAGCCTTGCGCTGTTGTTCGGCAGCTTCCATTTCGCGTTTCTGAGCAGCAGCAGCAGTCTTAACATCTTCTAAGTGGCGTTCACTTTCAATCTCTTTACCACGTAGTTGCAGCACGATGTTTAGTTTCTGATTTAGGCGAATAAGATCGTTATCTAACATACGTATACGATCAATCAATGCGATAAGAACAGTATTAGCTTCGCTTAGTACTGGTTTAACTTCAGTAGTTGCCCATATCCATATATAATATATCATATATCCCATACCGCCTGCTGCGACGATTGGAAAACCATATTTTGAGATTAAGTCGGCTACATTAGATTCCATTATCTTCCCACTATCGTTTTAAGTAAAGGCACCCAGCTCTTCATAGAGTAATATGCCATAGGATCTACTAAAGCATAGATAATCAAACCTATCCAAATCATAAACGGTATTACTACAAATATCAATATAAAGGCTAAAAAATATTGCCCCATTTCTTCTTTACGTTCTTGTGCTTCTCTTTCTGCTCTGGCTCTAGCTTTTTCAGAAGCCAACTTTGCTTGTTTATATTCTTCTCTTTGCTTAGGGCTCATTCTAGCTATCGCATCCATTTCGGCTTCTTTAGCTATTTCACGCATTGCTTGTTCGCGCAACAGATTATTCTGTCGTGTTATTTGATTATTAATCTCTGTAATTTTATTTTTATTTTGTATTTTTTGATTATTTGCAGCCCGTTGTGCCGGCGCATTCTTAACAACATCAACTATACCAAAAACACTGTCGGTGATGACTCCGCCCCATGCCTCTCCTAGCTTCTGCGCTTTTTTTGGGTCCATTGGGATCACGATGTCTCTCCTTTTTATGCTAGTATTATTTAGATATAAGAAAAGAACAGTTAAAGCAGTAGATTATAATTACCAAATTGCGCCTAAATAGACGGTGAGATATGTTTTAACTTTATTATTTTTGATAGTTAGCTTGCCTTTATCGGCCGGACAAAGTTGTGATTGGGCTGCTCCTGATTGGACTGGTAGAAGCTATGCCCATAGTAGTTATTGTACAACTAATAAATCAGGACCATTGACAGAGATCTGGTCCGGTAAAGGAAATGAGATCTGGCAAGTAATAGGGGTCGTAGTAAGACAGATAGAACCCGGGTTTGTTTGGAATGGAAACAATTGGTTCCGAGATACTAATGAAGACCGAATACTATGGCAAGGTACCGCTAAACAATCAGCTAGTCCATGCAGAGACAGAAAAATATCTACTAATAGTTGGGATTTCTCAAACGGAACTAGGATCTGTCTTTACTGATAATTTCTCGTTTATTTCTTTATATTCATCTACAATTTTTTTATTGCGTGTTATAATGACTAATTTTAAGCCGAGATAGATGGTATAATATCGATCACCTTTGTTTAAAAAACGTTCTGTGATTCTATACTTTTCCACATTTTTTACTTTATTGCCTTAGATTTTGTTTGCCAAGAAATAATTCAAGACAGGGTTAATTTTTAGTCCGACGAACTCTAACCTGTTCTTCTATTAAAAGATAGATTACGAACAAAACCATACAAGCACCAAAAATTCTTCCGATTGTTTCAAAATCCATATCCATTAGTCTCTCCTTGCATCGTTTTTACCATCTGCTCTAGCTATACGATCTACATCTGGCTTAACACCTAAAGCATTACTCATTAGAGTATCAATACGTATAACATCGTGATTCATAGTCTTGACCCTATTATCTAGGGCGGTTATGATACCGCTTAATCCTTTAACCGACCCCATAACTCCTGCTAAGATGAATTTGATTGTTAAGAAGATGAAGTAACCCATCGCACAGGCTGCGGCGATAGGAAATCCAACATCTGCTACTAGTTTAAAAAAGCTTTCCACTAGGTATTTAACTGCTAGTTTTATATTAAAATATACGCACTTAAATACACTAAACAAAGGAGAAAAGCATGGCTTTGGGTGACTCATTACTTAAACAGGTTTCAAAAGATGCAGACAAAATCACATCCGAAGCTCAAACTTTTACCAGCAAACTAAAGAGCAGAGCTGCACTAGTAATTAGTATATTCGCAGCTATCTACAGCATAGATGCTTTCATTGGATCAAGGATATCTAGTACAATATTGAATCAAACTATACATGTTAACGATGTTTACAATTTTTATCAAGCTAAGAGTATTAAACAGAATATAGCCGAATATGCTAGAGATACCGCCATCAGAGACAAGGATACAAAGAAGGCAGAAGAGCTAGAAGCTGCAATCGCTCGTTACGAAAGTGATCCAAAAACCAACGAGGGAAAACGTGAATTACTAGCACAAGCTAGTGCTATTGATGCAGAAATAGATCATCTTAAACGTCAGAGTCCTTGGATTGGTCTAGCAGGATCTATAATGCAGATAGCCATAGTATTAATCACTGCTAGTATTTTAAGTAGTGGAATGCTGATGTTTTGGGCAGGATTAGGAGCTATGGTAGGAGCTTTGGCTCTAATGGGACAGGGGTTATTCTTATGGTTTTAATGAGTTGGGACAAGTTTATAACATACAGCATATATTTCTTTATAACCGTATATGTAACACTATCGGCTTGTATGCTTTATGGACTACTTAATCACAGTATCTAGTTGACAAATATCTACACGATGTTATTATGTGTGTATGATATTAAAAGAACGTGATATAATGATCGATCTGGAAACGCTGGCTACTAGCCCAGATAGTGTAATCATCACCATTGGCGCACTGCGCTTTGATCCATATGCTAACGATCGTGGACGTGACGCCCGCGACATGGAACACTTTTACTGTCGTATTGACCCGGGTAGCTTTGACTATCCCGAAGCGGAGATAAACGATGACACAATGGCCTGGTGGGCTAAACAAAGCCCTGAAGCACAGCACGAAGCATTTGGTGAGGGAGTTGCCCGTCTGGATATTCGCGATGCTCTTGATAGCCTCTTTGATTTTTGCAGACCATGCGACAGGGTTTGGGCAAACGGCCCTGCCTTCGATATTATCATCCTTGAAACTGCTGCTCGTAGACTAGGTAAGAAATGGCCTTGGAATTTCTGGCAAGCACGAGATTGCCGTACAGTGTTCCGCATGGTTCCCGGAAGAGACCCTAAGCCTAACAATCATAATGCACTCGATGACTGCTGGTTACAGACTGTAAAGCTACAGGAAGCACTTAAAGCATTGAACGTTACAAAGATGGATTAATGTTGACAGACGTCAATAAAGATAGTATAGTTAAAAAATAAGAGGTAGTTATGATTAAAAACTTTTATGGTGACAGTGCCATAATAGCATCAAAGATGGAAACGTATGGCGGGATAGATCTCACCGTAAGTATGTCTCCTATGTATAGAGAATCACTCGATTGGTTAGTAAAGTTCAAGCAGGAGCAAGAACAAGAAAAGCATTTGAGAGAAAATTCCCAAGCAGTTAAGAATGCCTGGGAGCAGTACCAAGTAGTCAAAATCTTAGCAGAAAAGGAGAAATAAGATGGCGAGCGTAGACAGTCGATTTGTTATTACCAAGACAGAATTAGCTAATCTAAATGATTGGCTCACACGTTTAAACTATGATGCAGACTGCATCGAGTTCCGTACGAGCTCAGAGCCAGGCATTGGCCAGGCGATCACAGCTTATGTAGAGTTGCACGATGACGAAGGTTATTTTAAGCTTCTCACTGCTCCACCTACCGCTACTGTGAATCTCAAGGCTCTCGAGACTGCACTAACTTCAGCAGTTTCAAAGGCAGACTAATGAGCAATAACTCCGTCAAACTTAGGGTTACTGACCTAAAGAGACTGATGGAGTGGATCTCAACTTTAGAGGACAAGGACTTTGAAGTTGAGATCACTACTTCTCACAGCTCAGGCATCGGTTTAGCTGTCGAAGCTTCTATTGAAACCCAAGAAGGCCGCGGTGTCTGGGTAGACCTAACAGATTACCAGAGTTGGTGATATGAGTGTTTGGATACTAAGCCAGCATAACGATAGCTATGAGAATCGTAGGTTGTTAGAGACATTCTCTAACAATTCTATCGATGCAAGATTGATGCATCCTGATGAGTTTGATATCATAGTCAACCGCAGCAGGACTAAAAGCATTAGATACAAAGGCGATAGTATCAGCATGCCTAAGTTGGTGCTAACTAGAGTAGGGTCTGGTACTAATTATTTTCGATCTGCTGTTATGCGACAGCTAGAAAAGTTTTCAGTACCTACTATCAATAATAGCGAAGCTATCACTAATGTAGGTGATAAGCTCTTAGCACACCAGATATTAGCACAAAACAATATACCTACGCCAAAAACTATGTTGGTTAAGTTTCCTGTTTCTAGCGACCTAGTAGCAAAAGAAATAGGATTTCCATGTGTAGTCAAAGTATTACAGGGCAGTTACGGTAAAGGCGTACATCTCTGCCAAACTAAAGAATTGTTTGAGGACCTTATGGAACTCATAGATAATCTCGGCGTCAAGAAAACTATGATTGTGCAGGAGTTTATCAATACCGCAGTTGGAACTGATCTACGTGTATGGGTAGTTGGTGGCAAGACTATAGGTGTTATGAAACGTACTGGTCCTCCGGGCGACTTCCGTGCTAACATAACAGGAGGCGGTACGGGTGAATCATTTGAAATTACTAATGAGTTAGATTTACTCTGCAGAGAGACTGCAAAATGCCTAGGATTAGATATCGCAGGAATAGACTTGCTTTTTGATCAAGAAGGTTTTAAAGTGTGTGAAGCTAATAGCGCACCTGGTTTCGAGGGATTTGAAAAATATTGCAATATAGATATCGCAGGTGCTATAATAGATTATGTTAAATTCAAACTGAATGGGTGAGAAATGACTAAGATCGTATACAACAACTGCTTTGGTGGTTTTGGATTGTCAAAAGCAGCGATTAATCGGTACTGGGAACTCAAAGGTCAACCAGAACCAGAGGGATGGTGGGAGAGCGAATTACGTCGTGACGATCCGCTGCTTGTACAAGTTGTCGAAGAACTAGGCGCAGAGGCTAGCGACTGGGCTGGTGAACTTTCCATCCGTGAATTAGAAACAGGTACTAAGTATCGCATCGATGAATACGACGGTTTAGAAACCGTAATGACCATCGATGAATATAAGTGGGAGATAGCATGAAACAGTTCTTCACCACCAACAGGGTATTTACGGGGTTTATGATCGTATTTTGGATACTCATTGCTCTGCAACTGACTGCACCTTTTGAGCCTAAAGACGATAGCGACTTTCCAGATCATTCAAGTGGTATGAATGTTCTTACAGATCATCTCACAGGATGCCAATATCTATCTCGTGGATCTATAACTCCTCGTATGGATGCTACAGGCAAGCAGATATGTAGGAAAGTGTAACTATGAGAACAAGCAGTGAGATACTTGAAGATCTACTCAAATCTCTAGAGGATATGATTGATGCACAAGATGATATGTGGCAAGAAGAAAAATATCACAATCATAAAGAGCTAAATCAAATAAGAGAAGAGCGACTAATACCTGCCAAAGCAGATTTTAAGAAGCATCTCGACGATTATATCGATCGCCGTTTTCAAACCTACATAGACAAATATGGTATAACTAAAGTTAAATGATCAGGAGATCCAAATGAAGTTTGTTACTGTGATGGACATGTGGTTACTAATAGTAAATATCATCCTTCTGGGACTCATAGGCTATTATGGTAGGCGATTGATCAAAATGATTTCTAGGATCGTGAGTCGCATCGATCAAGATCAAATCGAAAAAGAACGAAGAGCGATCGTTAGTATGATAAGAGAAGAGAGAGATATACTTATGCATCAATCTTCTATGTCAGGACTAGATGCAGAATCTTTTACTATAGAGATATTAGATCTTTTAGCTGATAAAGTACAAGATAGGAATAACAAGAGACTAAATAAACAAGGAGAAGCACATTGAAAATCACTACAGCAATTTCAATTACTATTATTGCTTTAGCAACAGCAGGATGTCAAAGCACCGGTCCTAACCAAGCTATTGGTACTGGCGTAGGTGCAGTAGGCGGATATGCTGTAGGTAAGTCACTAGGAGGCGGCGCCGCAGGATCTGCCCTAGGTGCTGTCGCAGGTGCTCTCATCGGTAGTGAAGTTGGTAAGAATATGGATCAGCAACAGCCTAATCCGCCACGTGAGCGCATCATCGTGGAAGAGCGACCCGTTTACATCGAACGCCATCGTCGACCGGAACGCTGTGATTTTGTACGACAGTGGGACAATCGAATAGGTGCATATCGCGACATACGTGTTTGCCGTGATTATGACTAAAATATTAGTTGACGTAGCGTAAAAAATAGTATATAGTATAAAAATAATAAGGGGACGTAGCTCAGTTGGGAGAGCGGTAGCTTTGCAAGCTTCAGGTCGTCGGTTCGATCCCGTCCGTCTCCACCAGTCGGGGTATAGCGAAGTCTGGCCATCGCGCCTGGTTTGGGACCAGGAGACCCTCAGTTCGAATCTGAGTACCCCGACCATTTTTTATAAAGGAAAGTACAATGGATGTGCATACTAAAAGGATACACGAGTTTACAAGTTACGGTAAGGGAAATGGGTTTTTCCTAAGCCGTGGTAGAGACGGAAAGTTTGTACCAGTACCTCGCCCTGATACGACTGATAATGCTATCAAGGAACAACTTACTAGGATTGAAGATAAACTAGATCAACTGTTAAAAATGACGGAGAACAAGCAGTGAAGACAGTAGGCGATAAGATTACCCCATTTATGGTTACCGGAGTACGTCCAGGTGTGCTAAATGATGATGAGCCGCCAGGTGCGTTTGAAATGATTGACGAGAACAGTTTCGCAGGTTGGTGGAAGGTTATCGTTTTTTATCCCAAGGATTTTACATTCGTATGTCCTACTGAGATTGTAGCATACGATGCGTTGGTAGAACAGTTTGAAGATCGCAATGCTAAGTTGCTGATCGGTAATACAGATAATGAATATGTAAAGTTAGCTTGGCGCAATAATCACGAAGATCTAAAAAAGACCAACAGCTGGATGTTTGCAGATACACTACGTGATGAACGCGGGCTAGTGGGACAGCTTGGTATCTTCCATCAAGATAGCGGTGCTTGTCTGCGAGCTACTTTTATCGTAGATCCAGATAATGTTATCCAGCACGTCACAGTAAATGATCTAAACGTAGGCCGCAGTCCAGAAGAGACTCTACGTGTATTAGATGCTCTAGGTACTGGTGAACTTTGTGGTTGCAATCGCCCTCTAGGTGGTGCTACACTATAAGAATAACAATACCTCCCACGCTTGCTCATAGAGCAGCGCAACAGGGGGGTTACTAATTGCTTTGTTGCTCGCGGAGAGCTAGCAGATTCTAAAACTGCAAGGATGGGTTCAACTCCCATACAGAGCGCCACTATTGGCAAGGGGAACTACTCGGCAGTCTAATAAACGGAGCCCTTTGCTTAAGATGTTAGAGGGGTTGTAGGTAAACCTGTACCTGGACTGGGGAACCTTCATAAATATCTAACAAAGGAGAAATCTAATGGAAACATATGCTTATAATACACACGAACAACAATATGATATGGGCCTTAGGAACTATCTATTAGGTGTGTTTAGCAATATGTCTATCGCTTTGGTTATTAGCGGTATTGTTAGTGCTTGGATTGGGTTATCGCCTGAGTTAGCCCAGTATATTTGGGGAAGCCCTCTCAAGTGGATAGCAGTTTTTGCTCCGTTGGGATTATCTCTAATCTTTGCTTTTGTTATCGATAAGATCGATTCGTCAGCAGCTAAGATGTTCCTCTGGGTATTTGCCGCAGCTATGGGATTAAGCCTAAGCAGTATCTTTCTAATCTTTAAGTTAGGCAGTATCTTCCAGGTGTTCTTTATCAGTGCTGCTACTTTTGGTAGCATGGCATTATGGGGATATACTACTAAGCGTGATCTAAGTAGTATGGGGTCATTCTTAATGATGGGGTTGATTGGGTTGATGATTGCTGGTATAGTAAACATTTTCCTACAGAGCAGTATCATGACACTTGCTATTAGTGCTATTGGTGTGTTAATATTTACGCTACTAACTGCATATGATATGCAGACTATTAAAGAGACTTATTATAATTCGTATGGTGAAGAGCGCGAAAAAGCCGGAGTAGTTGGTGCCCTCAATCTTTACCTAGACTTTATTAATATCTTTATTAATCTTCTACAACTATTAGGCGAAAAGAAATAGAATTTTTAAACCATAAACATCTAACAAAGGAGAAATTATTATGGCCTAGATTGAATTAGTATGTAAAGAAGCAGTATTCCACTTTAATAAAAAGCATTTAGAAGATTCCACCGTCCCAATGTGGATAGTGATGGCCAAGGGTGAAACCTATTATGTTGAGCATGTTGATGCTAACATACCTTGGACGACAAAAGAAACTCCCGATAATGTAAGGACCAAAGGCGCACTTAAATTCAAAGATTGTCTCGTGACGATTGATGAGGATAACTGTGCGAATATCTGTGTATTGACAGAACACGATATCACACGGCTCCGCAACAAGGAGAAAGGTATTACACGTATCCAGCTCAACTGGGAAGTTGGTAATGCTTTCGCAAACATCGTCAAGGGCAAGGTTAGACACGGTCCAGTCAAGAGGATACCGGGTAGATGTAGTAGCACTTTCTATGTCACAGATATACTCAGTCCCAAAGACATGACTGTATTAGGATTGATGTTGCCAGGCAAGTATCGTGAGATCATGCCCAACGAACCCTTATACAAATACTACGATGATCCTAGTACTGTCCCAGATTTCGACGAGGATGATTTCATTGAAGAGGACGAGGATGAATAAATAAATACAATCGAGGGGTCTATTATGAATTTTAACGACGTTTTAAGTGAGATATCTACACCTACTGGACATATCTTCCTGCGCTTTGGTGCGAAGGATACTGGTCAAAAAGACGAGTACGGTAATCCAAAGCAGTATCTAGTTGGTTGGGCAGGATTTGGTAACAGTCCAGATCAAGTGCATTACGGTAATGCTAGGGTTAAGTTCAACAAACTGACCAGCGCAGAAGACGTCGTAAAGGCAGTAAAAGAAGTGCTAGGCGACACACAGTTTGGTAAAGTATTCATATCTGCTAAGACACTCATCATAGTCCCCCCTAAAAAGATTCCAGATGATGCAGGGTTCCTCGGTAAGTTTTTTGACTGGGTGAGGAGAGAAGGCGGAGATCGTATATCATTATATCAAAAGGACGATCCAACATCGGCTCCTCCAGAAAAGCCAGATGAGAAGGTGACTGTAAAGCGCAAGAAGAAACCAAATCCAATGTTTGGTAAAAAGATACGTGACATAGGACAAGCTGCACCGCAGAAGACTGTAACATTTACTGTAGGACCAAGATTCTATAAGCAAGCACAGCGCGACCTTCCAAATCTAATGAAGTATCGCGGTCCGGGCGGAACATTCGTTATGCCAAATGAACTTTTTATGCAGTTCCGTGCGCAGGCTGAGAAGACTTATCCATACGCAGAAATCAAGATACAGAACCGTGTAACTACAGCTGAAGATTCAGATGATATGAGCAAAGAAAAAGGTTCACCTTATGATAGAGGAGTAGCAGATGGTTATTACGGTCGTCCTGCTACTCCACACAAGTATGCACAAACCCCAGGCGGTACTGCTATACGTGTTAAGCTAACTGATCCAAAAGAGATAGAACAGTATATGGCAGGATACAAAGATGATTCTTATGGATCCAAAGAATACGAAAGTATGTTTGAAAGAAGCACTAGTGAAAAGCAGGCTCGCACGATGGCAGCAGCAGCACACAATCCTAAGTTTGCTAAGAAGGTAGGAATCAAGACGAGTGTAGCTAAAGAGTTTAACAAAGCCGACAAGGGTACTAAGCAGTTAAGCAATGCTATGAAGAAAGAAGCTGTCAATCCAGCACAACAAGCAGCTATAGCTATCGCTAAGAAGAAAAAGAACAAGAAAACCGACGAAGGAATATTAGATACACTTGGAACCCTAGGCGGTGCCGGGTTAGGATATTATATGGGTGGCGGCGGCGCAGATAATCTGTTAGGAGTTTTGCCAGTAGCAGGAGCATTAGGTGGCGGTTATCTAGGACATCACACTGGTAAGATATTAGGACATACATTTGATGAAGATGCCGGTACTAGTCCTATGGGTCACGCTAGCGCCGGTGATATGCTAAATCACGTAGAACAAGTATTAGAATCTATGCAGATGAGTTTAGAGCGTGACATCGAATGGCATCTCACAGACTTCCTCGGTGGTCAAACAGTTACACAGTTAATAGCTCCAATCAACCAAGGGATAGAAAATCTAAAGAAATTCATAGAACAAGCACAAGCACATAGCCAAACAGCGAGTGTAGGTGAAGATGGTGCAGACCCTATGGTAAAAAATCTACCACCGATCAATGCGACTGGTGATGGTAATCAAGCCCGTACTAATAGTTTAGCTGCTATGGCAGGATCGCAGCCTGCTAAAGCACCGGCACCTACTGCCGCTGATAAGCAAGCCGCTACTAACCTCGAAGGACAGATGGCTCCACCAAGTGGTCCACAATGGGATACTAATGGTGGCAAACATATGTATGAAAACAGTTTCTTAGATATGGAAGATGACGACTATTGGCTAATGGAAGCAGGTAAGGCTTCTAGGGCATTCTGTAAAGCTAATGCACGTAAGCGTGGAAACATGGGAGCAAGCCAACTCTCTAGCTGTATAAGCCAAGGATATCTACCACATAAGAGTGGTAAGAGTGTAAAAGTAGCCGACCGTCGTGTTAAGCTCGATGGTATCAAGATGAAGGGTGAAAAATACGGCGGTCCTAGATCTACTAAGGCTGGGGAATAATTTCTTTTTTAGCTATCTGATCGAACCCGTTAGTACAGAGTTCTTTGGAACAAACTAACGGGTCTTTTGGCCAAACTACAGGCATCTCGTATATAGATCCAACTACGCCACCTTGGTTACACCATCCTCTCCAAACAGAACCAGCATTATCTATCACTAGGGTTTCAATACCTGCATAACAGCTATAACCTCTGAAATCTAGAGGATTTCTTTTTATAGGTATAATTGTGCCTATCGATTCCTGATGCGAAACTGTATTCCTCATTACTAGAGGATTTTGATCTATAGTTTTGGGCTCAGGTGGTTCTCTTCCGATGGATTTATAATACTCTGCCCACTGCTCATTAGTATAGGGCATATACATATCGCTGCCTCTAGCAAAATTGCTAAACAGCATCTGATAGTCTCCTAAGTCGTATTTTTGGCGTAATCTTTTCCTAGTTGCTATTGCCCAATCAAAACTTTCTTTGGCATTAGTAGCGGGTATCAACACTTGCACGCTAACAGGATTACCCAGTTTCTCGTCCCTCAATATTTGAATAACTTGTTCAATATGGTCGAGATCACAGAATTCTCTATGTACGCTTATAACCACATCACTTACATATTTCCTAGAATTAATCCACCAATCTAGATCCGCGCTACCGTTAGTTTTTAATACAAAATTTACTGGATGATTATGCAGCCTAGCACCGACATTGTATAGCTTACCTGCTTGGGTAGGTTCTCCACCTATGAATTCAAATACAACATCTCTCCCTAACTCATCGTAATGAGTTATCAGATCCATACATATTTCTACTATCAGTTCTTCGTTAGGAAACGGCCTGTCTCCTTTACGAAACATCTCGTGGCAATAGCTACAGCTATAGTTGCAATTATTGCCCAATAGCCATTGCACACGAGTTTTAGGTCGATCTGGAAAAAAGTTATCTGTGTCCATCAATATAATTTAGCCAAGATTCGTGGGGAACCTGCCATTCCTTCTTCCTTCGATTGCTGGCTAACAGCCAGTAGTTAGGTTGTTCGGGTTCAATCTTTGGACGTATCTTGTGATTGTTGCCCTTGTTGTTATTACAATCTGTGCAAGCCGTAACTACGTTATGCCAGGTAGTCTTACCACCTTTAGATACCGGCATGACGTGGTCAATAGTACACTGTTTTGGCGTGAGTTCTTTGGCACAGTATTGGCAAGTATAATTGTCTCTGAGGAACACCCACTTGCGTCCAAATCTAACACGAGATTTTGGTTTCATAAATTCCTTTAGTATAATGACTGCAGGAACTTTTAAGGTGAGGCTAGGACTATGTACTGCCCAATCTTCATATTCGTGCAGCACCCTCGCCTTGTCAAGCCACACGTATCGTATAGCACTCTGCCAATCAATAGCAGAAAGTGGAACGAGACTCATTGGTTGCGCATCAGCATTGAGCAGTAAGGTATTTGACATTATTCCTCACATCTATTTAACACTTACATTATAACAGTATTATTAAAAACGTCAACTATGATAAAAAAAAGCTAGAGTGATTAACTCTAGCTTTCTGTTTACAAAACATAATGCGCTATGCGCTAATCAATATATTATTTTTACTTCTTCGTTCCGCCGGCATTAACAAAACTATACATTTTTTCGGCGGTTTCTAGGACCTTATCAAGCCCTGGAAATTGTGGCATTCCGACTGTAGTAATTACCTGTCCAGTCTTCTCATTGCGATCGACTGAAACTTCCCAACCATGCCACTTGGCATGATAATCTTCAGCGACAAGATCCTTAGCCATCTTCAAAATATCAGTACGGATCTCATAACCATTCTTATTAAACTTGACTTCTGGTGCCTTGGGCATTTCAAACATATCTGTCATCATCATCTCCTTTTCTGTGTGTGTGTGACTTTACTACTATAACAGTAGCAGTTTATTTAGTCAACAAAAATATCTTTTAATTCATTTGGTCATATGGATTAAATACATTAGAGGTAAAAAATGAAACGACAGACCAAATCGATATTGCAGGAACTAAATTCTTTTTCTACTAAAAAAGATATAGAACTAGTTATAGAAAGCAGAGCACTTAATGTTATCACTGGCGCTATCAACATACTAGAAATGGTTAGAGAAAACTTCGACGAAGAAACAGCCCTAGACCTCGAGCGTCGTTTACTAAACAGCATACGTGGTGCCGATCCTGATAAGTTCCGCAGAGGCATAAGGAAAATAAGCGAAAACAAGCGTTCTGTAACTAGATTATCTCTTCTCGATGATAAATAAATTTAACGCAGTCATTCCGACTGTGAACATTTTGGAGAAAAAAATATGGCTAATACATATTCAGATTTAACAGCTACTACAGTAGCTTCTAACTACAAGAGGATCAGTGCATCAACTCAGTTTGGTACTCGCGTTCTTCGTTTCATCAAGGTAACTGTAAGCGGTGGTTCAACACCAGATCTAACAGTTGGTTACAATGACAGCATTGCATCATCAACAGGCAGCAGCAACTATGCTCTAGTAGTTAATACTCTACAGGGCTACGCAGAAGTTTATGCAGTATTTGCACCAAGCTCAACTGCTTTTGTTGCTATCGTTAGCGATGACACTGCACAAGACAGCGATACTGGTACTAACGTAAACGGTGGTTGGGGTGACGCAGAACTAAACATCCTACAGGCACTAGGTTCATGGAGTTCAGGCGCAGTAACTATCACTACTGGCACTTGGGCTGGTGGTACTTGCAGCTTCGCTTAATAGATTTTATATAGATAAACTAAGGGCAGTTTTTATAACTGCCCTTTTTTATTGGCTAAATTAATGTATGCAATACTTCCGAGTACTAACCCTCGTCGATATCACCAAGACGGGAATACAAAAAGAACATATAGATCCCCTCAAAAAGAGACAGCAGGATAACTACCAAACTCTCCTACAGACACTAGAAATGCGGGCAAATATATTCACCGATGATCCTCCAAAACAGGATATGATAGACTGGTCGAAACAGGGATACGGAAAGAGAGAACGCACTTGGATATGGGAATTTAGCACAGAACAAGATGATATCTTCTTGTTAAATGACGACCCCGTGGGCGCTATGATAAGGGATGTTGATTTCGTACCTTTTAATCCCGACTGCACAGAAACTGCCAAGTTCAAACAGAATTATTTCTCGACTGCAATAAAACCCACTAATACTATGTTTATGTTAATTGATAAATAAAACTAGTAGGCAAACACTTAATAGGCGTTCGATAGGCTTTGAAAAAGGCAGCAACCAGAGAAATAAAGTTGCTAGGAGAAATAACGAATGGCTAGACGCCCTGCATCACAATTAGAACACGAAAATCTCGCACTCCACGTTGAGTTATGTCAACAACGCTACGAAACAATGGAGAAGAGATTAGAGAATATTGAAAAGAAGGTCGGCGAGATCTTTAATGGTATGAACGAAAGCAAGAGTTCACTCGCTAAGGTAATAATAGGTTCTACAGGAACTATTATAGCCGGATTGTTTTCCACCATTATTGTTCTACTAATGAAAGTACACTAAATATTGCGTGAGGATATCCCATGCGATTATTTGAATTCAGCCCGCCTACTCTAAGTGCCGCTACTAGCAGCCAACCTAAAGCAGCTCCACAAGCTATCGCGACAGAAGCACCAGGATCTAATGCACAAGCAGGTGCGCTAAAGGGATCTAGCAGTGCTGCGGTTTCACCACAACAAGAACAACAGCAGCAGTATAATCAACTAAAAGCTGGAAAAACAATCAACCATCCAAAGTTTGGTCCCGTGAGGATTAAAATGGATCAAGGCAATAAAGTGGTATTAGATACCGCAGCCAAATTTGGACAAGACGTAACAGTAGATAAAGATGAGCTGATGAAAATGCTCAGTCAACAACAGGGACAATAAGATGAGGATTAGAGAGCTATATGAACCCAGGATCCTCATCGCGCTAACCAACGAAGAAACGGATTTTTTAAACACCCACAATGAACACAGGATAGATCTAAAGACCTTGCACGAAAGAGAACGCAGGGTCGTAGAAAACTTGCTCTTTAAGGATGTTTTGTATAAAATAAGTGATCATGAGGTAGCAACAAATGAGTACGTCACTAGAGAGAAAAGAACTAGCCCGTAAGCTAAACACTATCACTACTAAGACACTAAAAACAGTCCTGACAAGGAGTGGTATAAAGATTGGTGACTATACCGTCGTGCCCGTCGAGGGTAAATTTGAAGTCAGGCTCAATACAACTACGTATTATACTACTTACAGCAAGAGTTCTGCTATGACTATAGCAGGACTTATGATGAGAAAAGCCAAGTCTGCTGATATATTACCTATCGTTAGTGCTGACCGCACGGCATTTACTATGAATAACAATCTGACAATTTATAACTATCATCTAGAGCAAGCGATAAATAATAACGATACAATGAAAAAGAACTTAATGTCTTTTAGATTTGATAGAGATTATAGTCTTTATCAGGACGCTAAGGAAATACTACAATCGTCTTATTCTAAAATATTCTAAATACGGAATAAATAACTTTAAGACATACATCTATAGGATTATAACTATGAAAACCAGCGACTTCCGTATTAACGTTTCATCAGACCACTTAAATGAATCTCTTCAAAAGAAATTTGGTGGCAAGATTGATATCAAGAGCTTCAATGATCAGGAATTGATTAGAGCTTCGAAACTAATAGAAAATAAAATAAATCAATTTAAAATGGCAAACTTCAACTCAGCACTTGAGAGTGAAGAATTCTTCAAGCTAAAGCTAATGAAGGATGTGCTCGATAAGCGTATGCAGGAAGTGTTTAGTGAAGCCAAAGAAAAGAAAATGAGTCGTGCTGCTAAAGGCATGATGAAGTATGGCAAGGACGGAATGAAGGCGCTAGCCAAAGCTGGTAAGGACGGCAAAAACCTAGACAAGGTACGTGACAAGTATAATAAGTACGATGAATCTGCTAAGCCAGATTTCCTTGATTTTGACAAGGACGGAAACAAGAAAGAGCCAATGAAGAAGGCTCTAAAAGATAAGAAAAAGAAGATGAACGAAAGCATCGTCGCAGAAGGTATCTGGGGCGGCTTGCTAGGTGGTGGACTTGGTGCGCTGATGGGTGGCTGGCCCGGCGGTATTGGTGGTTATCTATTAGGTAGCAAAGTAGGAGATGATCTCGGTGAAAGTACCGATATGGGAACCAGGGCTCTGCATCATGCTATTATGTATCGCACACATCATCATGGTGGCGATCTAGAAGCAGCACATCATCACAAGCAGAGCTGTTCTGAATGCGGCGGACAAGTTTGGCACGGTGACATGGGTGAATGCTGGCATAGCCACCCGATGCTAGAAGGTGGCGAGCCACACTGCATCGACGAAGGCATTGGTAAGTATCTGCTACCTGCAGCAGGATTGGCAGGATTGGGATTAGGTGCTGGTTATCTTTACAATAATCCAGCAGCATTAGGAGCATTGCAAGGCGTCGGACAATCTGCACTTAGTGGCCTAAAAGGCATGGCAGGTGATGCACTAAGCTATGGCAAGGGACTATTACCAGGCGGTGCTGCTGCTGCAGGCGCTGCTGCTGTACCACAAGGAGGTTCTCCCAGTTTATATCAAGATGCTCCGCCCGGGGCATTAGGTGAAACTTCAAATATAGGTAAATCACGCCTAACAGAAAGCGACAACTCAATGTGTGAGCTTGCTATGCATCACGCTATGGAATACAGCAAGCATCATAAGATGGGCAACCTAAAGCATTGTGAACACCATAAGCAAAATTGTGAAGAGTGCGGCGGTAAGCTATGGCACGAAGGAACAGGTAAACCATATTTTAGCCATCATGGCCATAGGAATGGTGTTCCGCAAGCAGTTGATGAGATGACTATCGGTGGTGATCATAACATAAGCTCACTTGGAAAATTAGGTGCAGGACTAGCAGGCGGTTATGGCGGGTATAGCCTAGGCCAACCATTAGGTGCTGCTGTAGGCGGCGCTTTTGGCGCTCCAGAATTGGGCGGTATCCTCGGCGGAGTTGGCGGTTCTATGCTTGGAGGCAATCTAGCTGGAAGAGCAGCACATAAGCTAGATACTGCAAAATTTGATCTAGAAGAGGAAATAGAAGAAGAGACAACGGAAGGTAAGAAAATGACTCCTAAACAAAAGAAACTAGCTGCTAAGTATCCACCAAAGGATAAGATTACACGCGGTGATATTATAACAGCAGCTAAGGAAAAGAACAAGACTGAACAAGTCGACCGTATGCTTAAAGAGTCAATCCGTTTTTATCTACGTGAGGGTGAAGAAGGCAAGGCTGAAGTGATCATGGCTGTCAAGGACATGGTTGATAAGTTTACTGGTTGGTCAGAAGATATCGCACAGATGCAGGCTAATACAGCAATGGAAATGGCAGATAGCATCCGTGATGAGCTAGGTAGCGATGTAGCTGCACAGTTTACCCAAGTCGCAGGCCCAGCACTAGACAGTGCTTTCCAAGCAGTTAAGGCAGCACGTGAAGCTCTAAACAGCATCGTTGGTGTAATTACCGGTGAAGGTGGTGCAGCAATGGGCGGTATGCCAGGAATGCCTGCAGGCCCAGGCGGTATGCCAGGCGCACCAGGCGGTATGCCTCCTTTAACTGCTAATGGACCTGCTCCAGGATCTGCCGGACCAGGTGGAGCAGCAGAAGACGAAGAAGAGACTCCAGCAGGCGGAAGAGCAAAGCGTGAGAGTGTTGATCGCACACGCAGGATCGCAAGGATCCTTTCAGGAAGATGAAAATATACGAGGTCGATAGCACAGGCACCGACCTCGTCCTTCTGTTTAGGAATACCATAGCCAAGTATAATCATGCAGGATTACCTGCAAAGTTTACTTGGGATCAACTAAATGCAGATATGAAGGGCTCAGGTACGCCTCAGATAGATTATAATAGTTTTAATGCTATATATAATCAGGATCCCGATATGTGGAAGACCGTGGTCCGTAGCTATAGCGGTGAAGGTATAGAATTAAATACCGAAGCTAAGGCAGCTAAGAAAGCCGCACCTACTACTCCAGACAAGAGAAAAGCTAACATTGCCAAAATGGCTAAGAATGCTGCTAAGAAACGTCAAGGTTGACTTTCGTAAAAATATATGTTATTCTGTTAAAATAACAGGAGCATAAAAAATATGAATACAGATACGGACCTTTTGGAACTAGATTTATCCGATAACGGAATCGGCAATAACTACTACAAGCATTTCTTTTCTAGCTGCTTCCATTTACTGGTAATCGTGACTAGCTCAATCGGTATCTTTATGTTTTCGAGCACATTGCTGAATACTATCTATACCTGTGCTTTGAATTTCTTATGGATATTGACACTAGTAGGCGTTTACGCCTTTTATCAATCAAAGGAAGAGAAGCGCTATCTACTCCTCAAAGAGCGATATGTCAATCTAAAGCTGGTGCGGGCAGTATGAAAAAGTCGATACTTGCCTGCACATTGCTATCGTCGTTGGTAGCAGGTTGCTCTAATGCTACTAGGACAGTTCCTGTCCTAGTAGTAGATGAAAGAACCATATCTGGTGATTATGTAGAACGTCCTCGCTTAGAAGTTCCAAAGGACAGGAATTATCTTCCGTCTCCGACTTATGAGACTACTAATCGACAGATAGAATCAATCCCACTTCCGCCGCCTAGGCCCTACGATCTAGGCCAAAAGACTAAATGACATTTATCAAAAAGAAGTTTGATTACGCTTCTATAAAACGGAAATCAGTCGAAGGACGTAGGCTATACGAGTGTCCAGACGGTAATGCAGTAGCCAGTGTTACTACGATCCTAGATCGTACTAAGGACAAAACGCATCTCATCGAATGGCGCAAGCGTGTTGGTGAAGCAAAAGCACAAGAGATAACTACCGAAGCTGCTGGGCGAGGAACACGTATGCACAAGTTCCTTGAAGTCTATATAGAAACTGGGATTATGCCCGACGCAGGTACGAATCCCTATTCTATACAAGCCCGCAAAATGGCTGAACAGATACAAGCTAAAGCTTTAGTTGATCTAGAAGAAGCTTGGGGACAAGAAGTAAATCTTTTCTTTCCTAAGATATATGCAGGCACTACTGATCTAGTTGGCGTGTATAAAGGTAATCATTGCATAATGGATTACAAGCAGACTAACAAGCCTAAGAAGAAGGAATGGGTTGAAGATTACTATCTACAGCTAGTAGCTTATGTTGAAGCGCACAATGAAGTACATGGTACAGATATCCGTGAAGGACATATCTTTATGTGTAGCCAAGATTTCCAATATCAACAGTTTGATCTATGGCCAGACGAATACGATCATTGGAAGAACGAATGGTGGAAGAGGGTAGAACAATACTATCTAAGCAACTAAATATATGATGTATCCAATAAGACACTACATCAATCTAGTAGAGGGGAGCCAGAGTTATAAGACTCAGCTCCTCTCTACTGTTTATACACAGCCAATAACTGAATCTATGTTAATGGAGGATTTTGGACTTTCTTCTCTATGGGATGGTCTTAAAAAGATATTAGGCGAAGCCGGTGATTTTATATGGGGTGGGATTAAGAAACTAGCATCTGCCACTGTTTCAATGTTAGTAGGAGTGCCTGGGTTTATTGTTAAAAGTGCAGTATCATTTATGATTTGGTGTGCATTTAATCCTATAACATCTATTCTAGGATATTTAGGATTAAAAAATCCAGAGGCTGCTGCTAACACTATAAACTTCCTTTCGGCAGGTATAACAAATATGATAGGTGGTGATGCCGGTCCTAAGGGTGTAGCAGCAGGCGCTACAATGGGCGGAGCATTAGGAGCTGCCACTGGCGGATCATTGGGTTCAGTTGTCCCTGGTGCAGGTACTCTTGCTGGCGCCGGGTATGGTGGAGCTGCTGGTGCAATAACAGGAACTATTGGGGCAGGCCGAGCTAAAGACGCGATTGATTCAGTTCGTCGTGGGATCGAAGGAACTAGTACAGCATTTGGAAAATTAACTCCTGGAAATTTAGCCAAACAAATTAACGGTCCAGAAGCTAAACCGGGCGGTAGACCACCTGATGCTCTTCCACCAATAGATAGAGGAACTCAAGCTGATTACGATGATATGCAACAAGGACAAGCATTATGGGATAAAGCCAATAATGCAGAGTTGCCATCGGGCTACGGATATCAACAACCCACTATTGCTGATCAAGCACAGGCTGCTGCCACTAATTTAACAGCAGGTTCTAATAATGGATTATTTGCCAGTGTTAGAGATGCTGCTACACAAATTAACAAATGGATAGGTGAACACGTCACAGAAGAAGCTATACAATCTATAGCAAATTTTGTTTTTAATTGGGGTATACCTATAGTAGCTACTGCTGCTATTGTTTATGGCGGACAGTTGTTATATGAATATATAACTACAAAAACTCCGCCTAAAATAACTGAGAGCAAAGTGGCAAAAGTAATAAAGAGTTCGCTAGCAAAGCATAAAGCTGCTGGAAATGTATTAGGTGGGAATATAGTAAAAGGTGCCCAAACAGCTCGTAATCATCTAAATCGCAATACAGTGGGCGCACAAGCTGTTCCAACAGCTGAATCTATGAGAGCGATTATCAATAAGATAGAAGCTTAAACAATACTATCTAACCAACTAAATATATGAAACACTTCGTGGAGTAATATAATGGCTGTAGTCCAAATCTCGAGAATCCAAATAAGGCGTGGTCAAGCAAGCGGCGGTACAGGGCTGCCGCAGTTAGCTAGTGGCGAATTTGCTTGGGCTATAGATACACAAGAATTATACATAGGAAATGGAGCAGTATCTGAAGGCGCTCCTTATGTCGGTAATACCAAAGTAATCACAGAACACGACAACATATTAGAATTAGCTGCTATCTATCAATACAAGAAAAATGATACTTCTATCGTTCCTGATACACAAAGGACCTTACAAGACAGACTAGATGATATTGTAAGTGTTAGGGCTTTTGGGGCTAAGGGAGACGGATTTGTAGACGATACTAATGCTATACAAAATGCTATAGATCAGCTGTTCATTAACCCAGCTTCGATAACCAATGTACAGAGCAAAGTGATCTTATATTTTGAAGCTGGAACTTATAATATTACAAAAGAACTAAGGATACCTCCCTATGCACATCTAGCAGGTGAAGGTATGGATTGCACTATAATAAAACAGATCAGCAGTGATACTAGTGGTGCGGTTGTCTTTAGGACAGTAGACGGAAACAGCACTCCCGGAAACTATACAGCATTTGGAAATATGTATTACCTCAAGAGGCCTAGATTTATAACCATATCTAATATGACATTACAAAACACTACGCCGCGCTCTATAGTATTATCTGACAATAGTGATACTACCGTTTACGATAATGTTAAATTTGTTGGCATATACTCTAACGGTACAGATCCGACAGTAACAGTAACATATCTAACAAACGATACACAGTCAGGTGTTTATTTTAGGAGCAATAGTCCTGTTTTCTGCAACAACAATATACTTTTTAGATTCTGTATATTCAACGCTACAGGCTATGGTGCTTATAGCGAATCAGAATCAAATTATGTACAGTTTGAGAACTGCACATTCTCACAGTTGTTTGACGGTATAACATTAGGTGGAGGAGTCACTGGATCTCTCAATGCTTCTATCAACAACAATTATTTTGATCAAATCGACAGATATGGTATCTGGATTAAACCCGGAACTAGTTTGACTTCATCGTACGGTAACATTAGTAAATCCAATAAATTCTATATAGTCGGTAATAACAATAATTCCTATGCTAGCGCATTATATCCTATTATTAAGTTTTCTACTTCTAATAATAAAAGCACGGATGATTATTTTGAGAGGAATAAGAAACTCAAGAATCAGACAGAGTATGGATTGAATCCGTTTGTTCCAAACGTAGAAACTACTGGTATGTTATACGACGACTTTGGTTACCAAGTAGACATAATAGAAACAGGAACTGTTCCTGTTCCTCTTATGCGTTTTCCAGCGATTAATTCTGCCACATACGAGATAGATTATGTCATTGATAAGTTTCCCGGAACAATCGGCGGAAGAGCTATTAGGACTGGTGTATTACATATTACTTTAAATGTAGGAACTAGCTTGACAGATGGTGTTAATCCTCCTATATATCATATACACGACGATTTTGGTTATACAGGTGATATTTCAGTAGAAAATATTAAATTCGCTATAGATCTATATGGATTTTCTCCAGGTACTACTGTAGTCGATACTATGATAATAAACTATACTAATCCTCTTAATAACGGTAGCGCCACTATGAATTATACATATCGCACGTTAACAAAATGATGTTCTTTAAAAAGTTTGAGGATAGGATAGAGTCTTGGCGAGAATTTAGAGATAGCCTCGAGCAAGATTCTGATCCTGTAAAGACAACTATAGAATTTTGGAACAAAGCACCTATCAGTGCTATGAGCTGCGATCCTTTTGATCAGAACAGTTGGCCATTAGCTTGGCAACTGATAGACGAGAATAAGTATTGCGATTTCAGCAAGATATTGGCCATATATTATACACTTAAATTAACCGATAGATTCAAAGATAGTTACTTTGAGATACAGATAGCAAATGATAAAAAGGAACATAGATTCTATTATCTGTTGATCATAGACGATAATATCGTAGGCTATCGCTATGATTCTGCCGTGACTAGGAAAGAATTGCCTAACTTATGGATCAATCAATCCTACGTGATGAGAGACGATATCTAATAAATATTCACTACGGGGAAAGCTAATGATACTTTTAGAAGGCGGCAATATTTTCAAAGACGGTGAAGATCACGATATTACTAGAAGGATCGATAAGGCAGAAGTACCCGGAACTATCAAATGGTTAGAAGGTATCACAGGATTAGATTTTACCAAAGATCTAGACGATACAGGGCATCCTGTAAAATGGTTAGGAACTGTGGGTCGTGTGACTACTTCGGGAGATCTAGATCTAAGCGTAGACGAACGTGAAATATCTAAAGAACAGCTAGTGCATCTATTAATGGCTTGGTGCCTAAAGAATGGTGTAGCTAAAGATGATGTCCTAAACAAAGCCAAGAACAAGATGATGGGAGCCAAGAAAGACGGCTGGATACAGCTGACAGGCAATAGTGTGCATTTCCGCACCCCTATATTAGGTGACGCTAGCAAGGGATTTGTACAGACAGATTTTATGTTTACTGGTGACCCAAAGTACCAACAGTGGGCTATGCGCGGCGGTAAGGAAGGCAGCAAATTTAAAGGTGCCCATAGACACCAACTGCTAGCCGGATTAGCAAAAGCGGTCAATCCCAACTGGATGTATAGTCCAACACAGGGACTGGTAGACAGGACTACTAAAGAAGTATTAACTAACGATCCAAATAAAATGGCAAAAATGCTGCTTGGTAATGCTGCTAATATGAATGATCTGGCTAGCGTGGATTCTATATTAGAGAAACTCAAAGGTCATCACGAATTTGATAGACTAACACAAGAGTTTAAAGGTACTTTAGCTAGAGATCCCAACGGTCCACAGTTAGAATCTGTCAATATGGAACTGGGTTCTCCGCATTGGTTTCGCCACATGATGGACCGATTTAGTTAACAGATATTCATAGACATAGTCTCAAAAAGGTTATATACTATATAGATTATACGGAACGTAGTGATGCGATTTACGACACAATTTATCATCTGTAGCAATCATAATATACTACTAGAATTCTATAAAAAAAGTACCACTAAATATCCGACGATTTTTTAAAGTAAAGAGGAAAAGAAATGAGCTCACGCATCACTGTCACTAAAAGAGATGGACGCAAGGAAGATTTAGATTTAGAGAAACTACATAAGGTCGTGTTTTGGGCGACTGAGGGATTAGCAGGAGTTAGTCCAAGTGAATTAGAGATACGGAGCCAATTACAGTTTTACAATAATATCAAAACTAAAGATGTGCAAGAAACTCTGATTAAAGCAGCAGCTGATCTGATATCAGAAGAATCACCTAATTATCAATATGTTGCCGGAAGACTCATCAACTATGCTCTTAGGAAAGAAGTCTATGATGGATATGCACCATATAAGCTGATAGATTTAGTAAGGAAAAATGTAACAATAGGTTATTATACATCTGAATTTTTAAGCTGGTACAGCGAAGAAGAATGGGAAAAGATTAATTCTTTTGTTGACCACGAACGTGATATGAAGTTAACATATGTAGCTATGGAACAGCTACGCGGCAAGTATCTAATACAGAACCGTGTTACTGGACAGATATTAGAGACTCCGCAAGTATGTTATATATTGATAGCAGCTACATTGTTTAATAGCTATCCTAAAGAAACACGTATGCAGTGGATCAAGGACTATTATGAGTGTATCAGCACACATCAGATCAGTTTACCTACGCCGATCATGGCTGGGTTACGTAGTCCCCAAAAGCAGTTTAGTAGTTGTGTATTGATCGAAACTGATGACAGCTTAGATTCAATCAATGCTACAACCAGCGCCATAGTAAAATATGTCAGCCAAAAGGCAGGCATTGGCATTGGTGCTGGTAGAATAAGAGCTCTTGGATCACCTATCAGGAATGGAGATGCCAGTCACACTGGTGTTGTTCCTTTCTACAAGATGTTCCAAGCAGCAGTGCGTAGCTGTAGCCAGGGAGGAGTGCGTAATGGAGCAGCGACACTCTATTATCCAATCTGGCATCTAGAGGTAGAAGAGCTTCTCGTCCTTAAAAATAATAAGGGCGTTGAAGATAATAGGGTACGTCACGTGGACTATGGGGTACAGTTTAATAGACTGTTCTATCAACGTTTGATTCAAGGAGGTGATATAACTTTGTTCAGTCCTAATGACGTACCTGATCTCTATACAGCCTTTTTCAGTGATCAGTCGTTATTTGAGCAGCTGTATGTAGCTGCCGAGAAGAATACTAAACTACGTAAGAAGACTATGAAAGCTATTGACCTATTCAGCAGCTTTATGCAGGAAAGAAAAGACACCGGACGGATATATCTACAGAATGTGGACAACGCAAACACCCACAGTAGTTTTGATGAGACTGTAGCACCTATCAAGCAGAGCAATCTCTGTTGCGAGATTGATCTACCGACAAGGCCGCTTAATCACATCTTCGACGAAGACGGACGCATAGCGCTCTGCACCCTCTCCGCTGTTAACTGGGGCAATATAAAAGATCCTAAGGATTTTGAAAAACCTTGTGAACTAGCAGTGCGTGGATTAGACGCATTGTTAAGTTATCAAGACTATCCTGTTATGGCTGCTAGATTAGCTACCTTGGACCATCGCCCACTGGGCATCGGTATCATTAATCTCGCCTATTGGTTAGCTAAAAATGATTTCAAATATAGCGACAATAGCAGCCTAGTGAAGTTAGATGAGTATATGGAAGCTATGAGTTATTATCTCATTAAAGCTTCGGTTACTCTAGCAAAAGAACAAGGTCCTTGTGGCCGTCCGCAAGACACGAAATACGCAAAGGGCATAGTACCGATCGATACTAGAAGCCTGCATATAGATACGTTAGTACCATATGTTGAGCGTATGCCGTGGGACGAGCTCCGCAATGACCTAAAACAATATGGTATACGTAATGCTACGCTAATGGCAATCATGCCAGCTGAAACTTCAGCGCAAATCGCTAATGCTACCAACGGCATCGAACCGCCACGTAGCCATATTAGCGTAAAGCAAAGCAAGCATGGTGTGCTAAAGCAGGTAGTACCAGAATATCGACGATTAAAGAATAAGTATGAATTGCTATGGGATCAAAAGAGTCCAGAAGGATATCTTAATATCTGTGCTGTTCTACAGAAATATATTGATCAGGGTATAAGTGTTAATACTAGCTATAATCCAGCACATTACGAAGATGAAAAGATTCCATTAAGTGTTATGCTAGGACATATTTTACAATTCTACAAGCTAGGTGGAAAACAGTTATATTATTTTAATAGCAATGACGGGCAGGGTGAGATTGATGTTAATAAAGCAGAAGAAGGGCAATTGGATGATTTGCCCCCACAAGAAGATTGTGAGAGTTGTGTAATATGAGTACAGTATTTGACGCTAAGAAGAAATCAGATCATACAAAGAGCCTAGCTTTTTTAGATCCCGACGGCGGAGTCAGTATCCAACGCTACGATACTATGAAGTATAAGCAGTTTGATAAACTGACAGAAAAGCAACTGGGATTTTTTTGGAGACCGGAAGAAGTTGATATCCTCCGCGATGCCAAAGATTTTAAAGATCTAACCACACACGAACAGCATATTTTCACATCAAATTTAAAACGACAGATCTTGTTAGACAGTGTACAAGGGCGAGCTCCGACAGCTGCCTTTGGACCAATCTGTAGCCTGCCGGAACTAGAAACTTGGATCACAACTTGGACGTTCAGTGAGACTATCCATAGCCGCAGTTATACACATATCATAAGAAATGTATATAGTAATCCCAGCAAGATATTTGATGAGATGATGGACATCCAAGAGATCGTAGACTGCGCTGGCGATATTAGCAAGTATTATGATGAACTGATTGATATGAACAATCGTGCGGCTAGCAAAACACATTCTCATCTAATTCCAATACCTTATCAACATAAGAAAGCATTATGGCTTGCGCTTATGAGTGTTAATATCCTTGAAGGTGTTCGTTTTTATGTTAGCTTTGCTTGTAGTTGGGCATTTGCCGAAGTAAAGAAGATGGAAGGCAATGCTAAGATCATTAAGTTTATCGCAAGAGACGAAAACATACACTTGGCTGCTACGCAGACCCTATTGAAGATTTTACCCAAAGACGATCCAGACTATATAACCATAGAAGAAGAATGTCGTGAAGCTGCTATCAAGCTATTCGATGATGCTGTAGAACAGGAAAAGAAATGGGCAGAATATCTGTTTAAGGATGGATCAATGATCGGTCTCAACTACCAACTACTATGTGAATATGTAGACTGGATTGCAAACAAGAGGATGACTGCTATTGGGCTTCCTAGCAAATACAAGGGCGGCAGTAATCCACTTCCTTGGACGCAGAAATGGATAGCAGGTAGTGAAGTACAAGTTGCGCCTCAAGAAACAGAGATAACTAGCTATATCAACGGCGGTGTAAAACAAGACGTGGATGAAAATAGCTTTAGCGGATTCAGTTTATAAAAAGGAGAAAAAAATGTCTGAATATCATCATGTAATAAAGACACATCAATTAGTCGATGGAGAATTAGAAACAAATGAAATCAATGTAGAATCATATGATCGAGCAGTGTTTCTAATTGAAAGTATGGAAATGTTTAATTTTAATAAGATAGAATTATATAATCATCAGGGCGATCTAGTTCACTCTGTTTCAAAGCCAGAAGACAAGGAGGAGCCAATCGATGCCTAATATAGTCACATTATATAGCAAGCCCGCTTGTCCCTATTGCGATCGTGCCAAGGCTTGGTTAGAAAAAAACGATATTACATACGAGACTATTAATGTAATGGAAGATCCAAGAGCCCTTGAATTTATTAAATCAAAAGGTCATAAGACGGTACCTCAGATATATAAGGGAGAATACCTATTAGTCGAAGGTGGATATGATGGATTAAAGAAATCAAATCCTGAGATGTTAAGAGAAAGCCTAGCTGCCTAATGATAGTAAAAAAGTTTAATTTCGGTGAAATCTACACATTAAAATTATTAACAGGTGAAGAAATCATCTCTAAGCTATCTGCCGTCGATGATACAGGATATACTGTATCGAGACCTCTAGTATTAAGCATGACAGGACAAGGAGTAGCAATGACTCCTTTCCTGTTTACTGCTGAGATCAAAGGCGAAATTACTATTCCAAAACACGCAGTTATGGCTATAGCATCTACTGATAAACAAACAGCTAGTCAGTATATACAGGGTGTCACTAGTATAATGACTCCAAGTAGCCCAAATATGGGTAAATTATTTTAACCGACAAAAACTGTAGTTTCATTTACAACTACAGTAGTGGCACCGCATACACGAGTATCGCCATTCCTGTGTGCAGGTTTATTATAAGCAAACACAGTTGCGCTATGTGAACTGCTTTTTGGATCATCATGTGGTGGTCCATCGGGATCAGCAAGCCCGTCAGGTCCTGCATCTGTCGTACCTACTATAACAGGTATATTATTGATAAAGACTGTTCCGGGAGAGGAATCGCCGCTTAATGTTAATTCTCCCCCACCGTGTGAATTAGGATCCCCTACTACTGCCCAAAGTTGTCCCATTATCTTCCTCCGTCAGTATTTATGATATACTACATCTAATAAATATGAGTATGGTTAGTTTACTCCCCAATTCACGATCAACCGCACAAGCTACCTTTAACTCTGTAGCAGATGCGCAAAAAGCAGCAAACGATTTAGCAAATGCTACAAATATCGAAGTAGTTGTCAATGCTGTTATAAACGGCAAACAGATGACTGTTCCGGGTTATCCAACAAAAGATGCTAGTGATACAAACGCTAACATAAAAATATTAGAATCCAAAGTAGGAAAGATCAGTGATCCCTCTACTACAGCTAGACTGTTAGCTACAGCCGAAGCAGCAAAGCGTGGAATAACCACGACCGTAGAAGTAGCTGGAGTAAAATATACCGCACAACCTCCAGCTCGACCTACTGATTTAAAAAATGCTGCAAGCGGTAACTCTGGAACAGTAGCTGGTACCGGAATGACAGAACCAAATCTTAGGAAGGCTGCTATAGCTGCTATGCAGCAGGCTAAAAAAGGTTCCAACACAGATGAAAATGATGCCGGTGGCAAACCTTCCAAGACAGGATCTTCATCATTTGAAAAAGCTATCCAATATAATATTCCCAGAGAAGCCAGCGGCAAGATATCGACATTAGAAGGACTAATGGACGGAGTAGGTGCCAAGGCATTACCAGGAGCACTGAAAAGTTTGCCGGGATCATTCAAGTCTCTTTTACCATCTGGATCGCTTCCGGGACTATTGAAGCAATCACCTATACCTATAAACAATCTATTAAACATAGCTTCTGGTAATGCTATAGGATCAGCAGCTGGGCAAGCGTTATCCTCTGTTTCGAGAGGAATACCTGCAGCATCATCTGCGTTAACAAATACTGTAAGTTCAATATCTCTAGGATCTGTAAATGTTGGTGGCACAACTAAACAAATGGTATTGAGTAACGTGATGGGTGCAGCTCTAACAAATGTTGTCACTGGAAACAGTGTTAAAATAAGCGTACCACATATAAATGTTGGATCTATGGTTAATCTATCTACGACCCCACACGCTACTATACCAGTTGATTTATTTGGATCTACTAACAGTTCTGCGTTTAGTAGCTTATCTAGTCTAATGAGTAGCGTAGTCGGTAGTAGAGTATCTATAGTTCCGACTAATCTAAGCATAGGGTCATTAACTGGAGGAGCGAGTGGAGTAAGGTCGGCGCTCGGCGGTAGTGTAGTTGGAGCTGTGAGCGGTGTAGCACAAAAATTGTCATCTTTTGATACAGCTAATCTTTTTTCTCCTAGCCAACTAACTAATGCATTGCCAGGAAATATTTCCAATTTACTTTCGTCCGGAAGACCTCCTCGCACATATAATCCTAGTGCGATGGGCATTAGTCCACACGCAGGGCCATTCACTAGTCCACCAAATGATATAACTAGTCGCAGGAAATCGGCACCGTCACAAAGGACCAATTTGCCTCGAGGAGGTGCTCACCCTCCACAAACTCCGCCTAGCGGAACTGTAATGAAAAATGGACAGATAGATTATAGTTTAGTAATCTCTCCTAACGGTAGGACACTAGGACAATTAACCAAACAAGGAGTCAAAGGCGGATATGAATTGCCACCTAAAGGTCATTTAGGTCTTACACTTGATCAGATAGTGGACGGTTTAAAATATATCGCTACAAATGCAGTAGATCCACTAGAACAGAATTTTGGTAGGGCTACTGTAGTAAACGGATTTAGAGGCCCGGGCGGCAGCGATTATGGAAAAAGTGATCATTGTTTTGGTGCAGCAGTTGATTTAAGTTGGAATAGTGCAGCTAAACACTATGAGATAGCGCAATGGGCTGTAAAATATATCAAAGATTCATTTGTTTATCTAGTTTTCCAACATTCAGGGGACGTTGGATATGTACACGTAGCTGCTGGACCTAATCAAAAATACAAATATCCATATCCGTTTGGCACCACATTTGACGACGGTGCTAATTTTAAAAATGGAATACAGCGTCCTACCTGGATATAAGTTGACAAGCATATAAACAGATGTTATAAATAATATACTGTTGTTGATAGCAAAGCAATAAAACGATCAGGACCCGGGGGCGGTACCCGGCGACTCCACCATAAGCACATCGGGAACTTTTGCTCACTTTAGAGGATTGGTTCTTATTCCGCACAGTGAGTGTAACGATGTGCTTATGATGGGGTCGAAACAGGATCGACTGGCGTATAAAGGTTGAAGTAGACAGTCCGGCGAAAGCTCGGTTAACGCAATAAAACTTATAATTGCTAACGACAACGTTGCAACTTATGAAATGGCTCTAGCAGCTTAATTTCAATGCGCCCGGGGGAGCGTGGAAACAGAATCCCCCACTTTTAACATTATTATTAAATAATATTACTTTACTTACTCCTCCGAAACTAAGTATAATACAACGTAGAGAGGAGACTACATTGAAAAAACATTTGTTAATGATGGGTGCTGCTACATTTTTATTATTAGCCGTGCCATCAGTATCTATGGCTGATACAATTAAAACAGAAATAGTAAAGAAAACAACGATTGTTTCTAAAAAAGTAGTTAAGCATAGCACAAAGCATAAGAAACATCATGTATATCAACATCCTGTGATACATCATAGGAAGAAGAAACACGGTCCTGTACATCACAATAAGATACACAGTGATCCGGTTCGCACGATTTCTTTAAATAGTGGTAAACAGTGCCATTTCTTATTTTGGGATGTAGAATGTGCGCCACCTGAAAATATAACAACAGCAGAACTAGTAGAAAACGTTATTCCAATAAATTCTTCAGCAAAAACGCTGGAAAAAGGATCTACTATGATTGGAATGGATGCAGAGAAAGATCGCAAGGTGTTAGAAAATAAACTTTCTAACACCTTCGGTTATAAAGTAGATCCTGCTCGCATACCTTGGTGTGCAGCTTGGGCTAACACGGTATTAGCCGATCTCGGCCTAAAAGGGACCGATAGTCTCGCAGCACGTAGTTTCTTAAATTGGGGGCAAGCTGTCAAGAGACCCGAAGAAGGCGATGTCGTGGTTTTCCGCAGGGGCCATAATAAATGGGCAGGACATGTAGGATTTTACGTCAAAACAGTAGAAGTAGATGGCAGGAAGTATGTAGCTGTCCTTGGTGGAAATCAGGCTAGGGGAGTTAGCGTAGCCTATTATGATGCCAGCAGAGTGCTCGGTTACAGAAAAGCCACTAGAGTATAATAGTATAATATAAATAAAGGATGGATAGGGGAATAGGTCCCCTATCTTTTTCTTGACATAGATACATCTATGTCATACTATTAAAACTTAAAGGAGTAAACATGAGATGGCATACTGGGGTT